GGGCGGAGCTGGGAGCGGACATTTGAGGAGCTCGGTGCGGGCGGGGGATGTTGTCCCGCCCGACACAACTACATTAGCCCACCGTGTATGACACCGCAAGGCCAGCGTAAGACATTGCGCGAAATAGTCGAAACTTTCTCGCTGACGTTTGTCAGTAAGAGGCACCCCCTGCGACGGGTGAACGGGCGTGCAGGTCGGCACTGCACAGGCGCGCAGGTGGGGGCGCCGGCTCGAGCTCGAGGTGAGGCGCCCCCTCGAGGTGAGGCAGCTACGGGCGGCGCCGCCTCTCCGGCCTGCGCTCGCCGAGCTGGGCCAGGGCTGGGGCGCCGCCTGGCCGGCGTCGGGCGTCGGGCGTCGGGCGTCGGCTCTGGGGGAGGGGGCGCCGCCTCGGGCGCCGGCGCATCGGTCAAGGGGAGGCGCCCCCGGTCGGCACCGCGGCGGGCGGCGGGCGGCGGGCGGCACCGCGGCGGTCGGCGAGGTTCGGCGCCACGGGGGGAGGAGAGGCGGCGCGCGGCGGAGGCGGGCGGTCGGTCGGTCGTGCGTGAGAGGGGGAGGGGGGGGAGGTGCCCACCCCACTGCGGGCGGTCGGGCGGTCGGTGTCGGTCGCTGCGGTCGGTCGTGTCGGTCGAGTCGTGTCGGTCGGTCGAGTCGACCCCCCCTACCCCACTTCGTCTGAGTGTCCTGAGTTCTGGGGTACCACCCCCTCCCCAAAAAACATCTCCCTCCTCCCCTCACCTCCCTCCGCTACAACGTCAAACACCTTGACACACGGTGAAGCGTTCGATAGCATCGAAGCATGGACAAGCTCCCTGTGGCTCACTTCGAGGTTCCGCGCGAGATGCACGATCGTGTGCTGCTGCTTCAGGACGAGCGGCAGAAGGTAAATCCGCATCGTCGCGTGACGCTGGCGGAGGTGTGGCGGGAGGTGGTGGGCGCGGGGCTGGTGGCGTTGGGGCCGGATAGGGAGGTGCGCGAGTGAAGAATCGTCTTCAAACGAAGGATGTTCCGTCGGCCGACCTTCTTCTTGCCATTGCAGAGGACCATCGTGCGTCCGTTCGTCGCGAGTATGGCGAGCGCTGGTATACCCGCCTGCCCTTCCCCGAGCGCCTGCTGATCGCGAAGGCGGGACGGTTGTGCGACCGCGGGGTGCTGGAGTACGGCACGTCGATCCGTTCGCCGTGGATTCTGGCTCCGTCGAAGTGGTCGGTTGGCGAGAAGGAACGCGAGGAGTGGGCGGGCGCGCTTACCGCCGCGGGGCACACGTTCGGCGACTACATGTTGGAGGATCGCCCGGAGGACGTAGCCGTAGGGGAGGCGCACGATAGGGAGGCGGCGGCCGAGCGCGAACGGCTTCGGACGTGCAAGCCGACGAACATCGCGGACTACATCGGAAAGCGCGCGGTGCTGGCGATGGATGAGATGGGCGACCGGATGGAGCGGTTCCTGCTCACGGGGAAGGCGTGATGTCTGGTCCGAGCTTCATCACGGCATCGTGGCTGTTGATCCCGAGGGAGGTGCGTGGTGTCTGAGCCGAGCATCATCGTAGACGATCCCCCGCTCACGGTCGAGGAGCAGGAGGAGGCGAACCGCTGGCTGGACGCGCACCCGGAGTACGTGGCCGAGGTGCGGCGGAGGATCACGGAGTCGTTCTCGCGGTCGAGTCCGCTGCTGGATGCGTTCAAGAAGGCGAAGGAGGTGCGTGGTGGCTGATCGCATCTTCCTCTTCGGCGCCGCGCTCTTCGTGTTTGCCGTCGTCCTCGCGTTCCTCCTATGGGTCGGAACGTGGCCGACGTGCCCGGCCGGGGAACACCAGCGTGGCCGCGGGTGGACGGCTTCGTGTGTGGCCGATGGCTGACCTTCACCGCCTACCTGAGCCTGCGTTGCCCGAAGGGTGGGCGCCCTCGACCAAGTTTGAGTCGGAGTGGTGCCGGCCCGTCAAGTGGGATCGCCCCATCTGCGAGAACGAACCTGAGTTCAAGGCGATCCTGTACGTTCACGCGCTGGTGGACATCGGGGTGTTTGAGGCGGTGCTTGACGGCGTGGTGGTGGCGCGGCGGCCTACTCTCCGCGAGGCTATCCGCGCGGTTGAGGCGGCGTACTGCAACTGCCGGGTGCGTGGTGTCTGATCTCAACATCGACAAGTCGGGTCTGTGCTCGCCTGTTCGTGCGGTCACCGCCCTCGGCGATGCGCTGGTCGTCTCCGTCCGAGTCGGCGGTCGCGCAGGACTGGACGTGCGCCTGGTGGTGGACGGCGAGCCGAAGCCGACGACGCGGATCGTGTTCACGCTGGATGGCACGGGGTCGTGGTCAACGATCTTCGTTCCGGCCGAGGCGGGGGAGCATGTGGTGGAGTTGGAGGTGCTGGCTGGCGCCCTCGACACGTCGCGGCTCGACGTCGTCCGGGTGCGGGCATGACCGCCTTCTTCTTCCTCACCACCTGCGCGCTTGCCGTGGCGGCGGTTCACTACCGGCTGGATCGGGACATGTGGCGGCAGGAGTGCGATGCGTGGCGTGCGATGGCGAAGACAATGAAGCCTGAACCTGTGGAGTAGTGATGAGCATTCTCGATGAGGTAGCGCGGCTTCAGGTCGCGGCGGATGGTGGTCGCGAGGCGGCGCGTCGTCTTGGCGAGGTGGAGATGGAGTTGAGCGGGCTGCGCTCCGGCCTCGCGGGTGAGCCTGCGCCGGAGACGACGTGCGAGGCGATTGAGAAGGGGCGGGAGGAGGGGGTGAGGTTGCGGGCGCAGATTCTGGGTGACGCCGAGTGTGCGCGCGGGTTCCATGCGGGCGGCATGGGTGGCCGACTGCCGGACGGTCACGGACACTCGCGCGCATATGTGCTGGGCTTCAACGCCGGCAAGGACATCGCCCAGCAACTCCACTCGCTACGCCAGGAGTTGCAGGACGCGAAGGCTTCGTCGCTGAGCATCCGCCGCCAGCTCGCGCCGCTGCTCGGGTGTGGGGTGGACAACGAGCCGGCGGATTCGATGGTGGGGAGGTATGTCGAGGCGTCGCAGAAGTGGAAGGCGGAAGCGGAGCAGTTGCAGGTTCAACTCGCCGGTTGTGGCGTCGCCGCGATGGACGGCGGCGTGGAGCAGGAGGTCAAGCCGGGCGACTACGGATGGTCGGCATCCTACGGCGACGTGCTCGCGCTGCGCCGCTGCATGGACGCGGTGCGGAAGCGGATCGGGGTGTCGCTGGAGGACTTCGAGGCGGCGAAGTACGATGCTCATGCGGCGACGCTGGCGGTGTTGAATCAGCGGTTGGGCACGAGTGAGGCGTGGTCGGCGGCGCACGACGCAGCGTGGGAAGAAGGCGGGCGCCGCGAGAAGTCGGCCGAGAAGCGCGGTCACGACAAGGCGATGGAGTGGGCGGCGGTGCTCGCGGGTGACTTCGATCCGTTCTCTCCGGGTTGGTCGGACGAGGAGCAGCGCGCGGGCGAGCGGGCGCTCGACCTGTTCTCGGAGAAGTTGCGACGGGAGGTGGGTTCTCCGGCATCGTCTCTGGGCACGTCGTCCGCGATGCGCGGCACCGTGACGGGGGTGGAGACGGCGAGCGGCCGCTGCATTCGCGACGACGGTGTGGAGTTGAGGCGCACCTCGTGGCCGATGGGGGTGGGCGGGCTGAGTCACGGCATGGCCTCCGTCGCCCCCTCCCCCGGCTTCTACCGCGTGTACAGCAGCAACCAGGTGGGCGACCTCTACGTCAAGGTCACGGCCGGCGGGGTGGTGTGGGGCTACTCGGAGCACGAGGGTGTGCCCGGCTACCGGACGCTGGGCAAGCAGTGGGTGGCGTTCGCGGCGGAGCCGGGGAACGAGCGGCTGCGGTGGGAGCCTGGCCATGACCGGGTGGCGGGCGGCTCACACTTCCGGCACTCCATGGGCGGCGATGTCGTCCACCAGTTCGCCAGCGCATACGCGGAGAAGGCGGCGTGTGGGTTCCTTCCTCGTGGCCCGTACACGCCCGTCGCCTCTCCCGTGACCTGCCCAGGCTGCCTTGACCCCGACCGCTACTGCCTTCTGCACGCCCACATGGGGTGGCCGCGAACGCTGAAGGCGGACTGCCCGGAGTGCTCGCCCACCTCCGTAGTCGGCGGCGATCCTCCGGAGGCGAAGATCGGGATGGTGGGCACGACACGAGAGGGGGCGTTCATGGTCACGTCGCTGCCGTGGGCGTGGGACGATCGGGGGTGGGAAGGTCGCATCACCTCCATCACAGCCCCCTTCTCGGATGTGGTGGTTTGGAGGCGGGGATGAGCACAAAGAGAGTCGATCCATGCAAGGCCTGCGGCAAGGCGCAGTCGTCCATAGTCGTCTGTGACCACTGCGCGGCGGAGGCGCCGTCGATGCCGATCGAGGTGCGTTCGACCATCGAGGGCGACACGGACTACGATAACTACTGCTCGCTGCCCTGCCTGCTGGCTGCGCGAATCGGCGCAGAGGGCGTGTCCGAGAAGGACGGGTACGGCGGATGGCAGCATCTTGTCGTGACGATCGACGGAAGGTCCGCCGTGAACGCGATCAAGGCGATGGGCGGGAAGGTGTCGGAATGACCCCCTTCGGCCCCGTCACGCTCTACCACTGCCCCCACTGCGGCACGCCCTACGCGACGGGCGGCTGTCCGTACTACCTCTGTCCGTCCAAGGTGCTGGCGCTGCTCGCGAAGGGAGGGGTCTGATGGGCGCGCCTGGTAGTGGCCCCGTGATTCCGTGGTGGTGGTTCTGGTTGTCGGTGGTGGTGCCCATCCTTGGGGTGGTGATGGTTCTGCTTGCGGTGCTTCGTGGCTGACCACACGGCGTGCAAGTGGTGCTCCTTTCCTCACGCGCCGTGGGTGGCGTGCATGCTGCGGCACCCGTCGTCGGGAGTCATCACGCCGTCGAAGCCCATTCCGCCGCGGGTCGTACTGCCCCTCATGGCCTTGGGGGCGCTGATCGCTGGGGATGTGGTGACGCTGGCAGACGGAACAGTCGTGGAGGTGGAAGGTGGGTGACCCGTCTGGCATCGTGCGGGGCGCGTTCAATCCTGGCGACCACCGGGCGCTCCAATACCTGAAGCGAAACGTCACGGGCGATGCGTGGCTCTGCCCGTACTGCGCGACCGCCGTGGTCACGAGCCGCTCGGTAGCGGAGTGTGCGAGCGCGGAGGCGCTGATCTTTCTCGTGGGAACCCTGTGGCGACAGCATTGGAACGAGGAGCACAAGAATGACGATGTCTGACCCCGACCTCCTCGCCGAAGTCCTGCGCCGGCCTGCGGTGCTGTGGGCGGTTTTGACGAGCGGGGTGAAGATCGCGGGGGCGTGGGAGCGCGTGGAGCACGCGAGCCGTCGGCAGTCTGCCGGGTGGGATCGCGCGTCGGTGAACGAGTGCGCGGAGCCGGCAGGGACGTGGATCGGGTGGACGACGATCTGTCCGTCTGCATCGTTCGCATCTCGCGCCGAAGCCGAAGCATGGTGCGACGCCCGGCTTCGTGAGGGGGGCTACTTACTTGTGGAGGCTCAAGGTGGCTGACTGGAAGGAAGAAGCGCGGGGGATTCCGGTGTGGGCGGGGGCGCTGTTCTACGACGGCGACAGCGCGTTCACGCGCATCTGCGACGACGCGGAGCACGGCATGGTGCTCTTCTGCGATGGGGCGTGCGCGCCGGCCAAGCGGTGCGCGGTGGCGTTGGACAACCCCGACACCCGCGCCGCCTTTGTGCGGAGGCTGGCGATCCGGCTGGGGGCGAGCGAGAAAGCCGCAGCCGAGGGTGTCCGCTTCTACTGGGAGGGCGCGAACGAGGAGTGGACCTTGGAGGCGGGCTACTACCACCAGTGGTACGCGACGTTTGAGCCCAAGGATGGCTTCCCCGTGGGCGTGAATGGCGACTCGGGGGAGTTGTCGCTCCTCGCCCTCGTCCGCGCGTGGCGGAGCGTTGTCGTGATACCTGTGGCCCACATGGAGCACGCATGACCCCCATCGAAGCAGTGATGCCCACCTTCTGCCCCTCGTGCGGGTCGATGAGGCTTGGCGACGTGTCGTGCGACTGTGCGGCCGCGGGTCCGCCGCCGAGCATTGTGGCGCGGCTGATGGATGCGGCGCTGCCATCGGACGTGGTGGTGCCGAACCTGCGGAACCTCGTGCGTGGCACGGAGGACCGGTCGGCGCTGGTTGCGGAGATGCAGCAGTTGGAGGATGCGCTGGTGCTCGACTTCGTGGAGCGGTTCTCGAGGGAGCCTTTGCTACGGCACATGGACGACGCGGTGGTTCGGCCGGAGGTGCGAGCTCACCTTGTGGTTCTTGCGCGGGCGGCGGGCGCGGAGTGAGGGCGGCGAAGCCGAATCCTGCGGCGGAGGCTGCGGCGGAGCTGGAGATTGCGAGGGCGGGGCACATGATCGACTGCTACCAGTCGTTCTCGTACTTCGTTCGGGCGTTCTGGCATGTGGTTGAGCCGTCGAAGCCCTTGATTTGGGGCTGGTGGATGGACGTGATCTGCGACTACGTCCAGAAGCAGCAGGAGGGCGACCCTGAGTACCGGTGGTTGCTCGTGATGCAGCCGCCCGGCACCGCAAAATCGCGAATGCTGAGCGTGCTGAAGTCGGCGTGGCTGATGTTGCGGCGCCCGACGACGCGGATGCTGTACGTTTCGACCTCTGACAGCGTGGCGAGCCGGGACAGCCGGTTCACGAGGCTCATTCTGAAGAGCGACGGGTGGGAGCCGCCTGAACCTGGGGCGGAGTACCGGTGCGGCTACCGGAACATCGTGCGGTTCCTTCACGAGGTGGGGAAGAAGCAGCCGAAGGGGTCGTCGCTCCACCGCTACCCTCGGTGGGACTTCGCGAAGGACCAGGACGTGAAGGAGAACTTCGCGAACGACCAGCTCGGGAGCCGCCAGTGCATGCCGATGGGTGCGGGGTCGACGGGCGAGCGAGGCGACGACCTGACGATTGACGACCCGGTCGACTTTGAGAAGATTCGGGGCGGTTCTCCGGCTTCGATCGCGGCGAACATGAAGGATTTGGACGTGAAGGCGCGGTATCTCTACACGACGCGCGTGAACGACCGGGAGTTGAGCACGCGCACGATGGTGGCGCAGCGCCTCGACCCTGACGACCCGATGGGGACGGCGATTCGGGACGGGAAGTGGAAGATCGTGTGCATTCCGATGGAGTACGACCCGGCGCACCCGGTGTACCAGCAGCCGGAAGACCCTCGGACGGTGGCGGGCGAGGTGCTGGTCGGGTGGTACATCGACCCGGCGACGGGCCTGCGGGTGACGAAACTGCTGCAGACGGACGCGACGAGGGCGGACGCCGTTCGCGACCTTGGGCTCGCGCAGTACGAGGCGCAGTACAACCAGCGGCCGCGGCGGGCCTCGAGCGAGTTCGTGACCGAGGCGCAGTTGTCGGCCTTGGAGTCCTACGACGACGACGCGCAGAAGGTGGGCCGGTCGTGCGACGAGTTGATGATCACGGCGGACTTCACCTTCGACTCGACGGAGAACGCGGACCGGGTGGCGATTCACTGCTGGGGTCGAGCTGGCCCCGCGAAGTTCTACCTGCTCGACCGGGACTGCCGGCGGATGAACTACGTCGAGATGAAGGCGGCGCTCCGGTGGATGAAGAACAAGTGGCCAGCGACGAGGCGGATTCGGGTGGAGAAGGCGGCGGCGGGGCCGATGATCCGGTCGGACCTGCAGTCGGAGATTCCCGGCATCGTGCTGGTGCCGACGGGGGTGCGCTCGAAGATCGAGCGAGCTCGTGTGGCGCTGCAGCCGTTGATCTTGGGGTGCAACATCGTGTTGCCGTCGGAGGACGTGGCGCCGTGGGTACGCGAGGTGAAGCAGTCGTGGCTCCACATGCGTGCGAACGGCACGGACGACGACGATGTCGACGCTGCGGCGCTGATGGGGGCGCAGTGGGGCATGGGCGGCATCGTGGACCCGCAGTGGATGACGGCGACGAGCGTGCTGGTGGGTGACGGGCCGATGGTGCAGCCGGAGGACGGGGAGTGGTTCCGTGCGACCAACGGGGTGCCCTACGTTCTGTGCGCGGGGCCGAACCCGGCGACGGGCGCGCACTGCTCGTGGACCTTGTTCCGGGCGGACACCGCGGAGGAGGTGGGGTCGTGGATGGGGACGTGCGACGTGCGGGAGTGGGCGCATGTTCTTGTGGCGGTGGCGTCGAGGTTCAACGATGCGTTCCTTGTGATCCACAACGGAGCGCCTGGCACGGTGGATGAGGCGACCCGCACTGGGTACTCGAGGGTGTGGCAGGACTCGGACAACGTGCGGATGCGGCCGGGGTGGTGGCGGAACACGTCGGACACGGAGCGAGCCGTGGCCTCGCTGTCTCGGCTGTTGACGACCGAGGTGATGGAGGTTCGCAGCCGGGAGGGCCGGCAGCACCTCCTCGCGTGGGACGGCAACCCGGACGTGCCGGTGAACGCTGGGAACGCGAGGGTGCTGCCCTACATCATGGCGGCGGACATGATCGAGCGGCTGAACCGCCTGAGGCCGAAGGCGCCGGCGCCGGGTCCGATCGTGAACATCGAACTGCCGGTGTCGTGGCTGTTGAAGCCGACGATTCGGCAGTCGGGGCTGTAGCCGTCCGTCAGTAGCCGTCCGTCAGTAGCCGTCCGTCAGTCCTCGATGGCCAGGCAGACATCCGCGCAGCCCGCGTTGGCGTCGAGGGCGTAGTACTCCTCGCAGTCGATCCCCTTGAGGTAGTCGAGGCAGGACTGGGCGCTCTCGGCGTCGAAGTGGGTGGACCTGCAGACCGTGGGGTGGACGGCGTCCCACTTCTCCATGCAGACGGCCACGTCGGTTTCGACCGAGGAGTCGCCCCACACCTCCGCGCAGCGGGAGGCGTTCTCGCAGTAGATGCGGCTCGACTCCGCGAGGTAGGAGTCGGGGGTGAGGCAGGCAAGGAGGAGGATGAGCATGGGCCACAGTGTAGCCCACGATCGGACAATCTGTTGGCGGGTTTGACAATGAGGCACACATTGGGCTACATCTTCTGCGAATGAACCATCCGCTTCGCTTTCGCCTGCCGCCCCGCGTTCACGAGGCGCACCGCGCCGCCCGCGCTCGAGGCGTGGATGTGACGAGGGAGGTGGGCGACCTCGTGCTGCGCCTCGCGGAAGAGCACCCGCTGGTGGCTTACGCGCGGACGAGGGGGATGCAGTGCTCGACGGGCGAGATGCCCGAGATGGATGCGCGGTGGGTCAGGGTGGTGACCGACGGCAGGGGCGGGCCGGCGACCGCGGAGTCGCGCTACGTCTGCATGTTCCTGCTGCTCCGGAACGGCGCGATGACGGGCTCTTGCACGCAGATCGTCGTCGGCGACGAGCGCATGCGGCTGGGCGGTCCGCGCCTTCCCGCAGGGATTTCGCCCGCGGAGGCCATCAAGCGAGTAGAATCGGCCGAACGAGTGGGGGCCTGACATGGCGTGGGACGGACCGAACTGGATGGAAGTGGTGCAGAAGCACCGCGAGTCGTACTCCAACGACGAAGAGGCGAAGGTCGAGAAGGCCCACAAGATGTACCGGGGCGACAGTTGGGGCGCGGAGGAGCGGGGCGCCGCCAAGGATGGCGTCCTGAAGCTCGTCACCTACAACCTTCTGTTCGCGGTGATCGAGACGGCCACCGCGGCGACGGTGCCGACCCAGCTCGCGTTCACGGTCTACGAGAAGGCGGAGACGCCGGCGACGGTCTGGGAGGACTTCCTCACCCGTGCGGGTCGGCTCGGAGACTGGCGGGGCGAGGCCTGCTTGTCGATGGTCGACGCGATGCTCACCGGTCGCAGCATCCTGAAGACGACGCCTTCCGCCAACGGGTTTCCGCAGATTCGTGCGGTGGACCCCCGGCGCGTGTACTTCGACCTCGCCGTTCGCCGGCCCTGCGACATCGGCTACTTCATCGAGTTCTGCCCGATGACGATCACGGCGTTCCGAAAGCGGCTCCGTAGGGTGGGCAGCAAGGCGGCGGTCTACAAGTTGCCCGACACGGTCAACGACGTGGAACGCTTCGCGACCGCGTACCCGAAGTGGCTCAGCGGCCCCGCGTCGAAGACCTCGGGGCAGCAGTGGGTTCCCATCTACGAGGTGGTCGACACCGCGAACCGCATCGTCACCCACTGGATCGAAGGGGTGGACGAGCCTCTGTGCGAGTGGAAGGACGAGAACTACTACAACCCCTACAGCATCTACAACCTCAACCTCAACGGGCAGGACAACCGGGGGCTGTCGGAGGTCACGCTGGTCGAGGACACGGTCGCAGCGATCAACCGCCTGCTCGTGTACTGGGCGGAGATCATCCGCCGGCAGGTGCCGATCACCGTGTACGACTCCACCCGGATTGACGAGAACGAGGTGACGAAGATCGCCCGTGCCGCTCCCGGCTCGTTCGTGGCAGTGAAGACCAACGGCCAGCCCCCGCTGTCGGCGATCCAGCAGCTCCCCGTCAACCAGGTGCCGCCGAACATCATCGAGTTCATGCAGAAGCTCGAGCAGATCGTCTCCTTCATCACGGCGATGTCGGACATGGCGCGCGGCCAGGTGGTGGGCGCGAAGACGGCGACCGAGCTCGCGGTGATCGAGAGCAAGGACAAGACGCGCCTGCAGCACCGGGTGAGCCGCTTCAACTCGGCGTGGGAAGACGCTGCCCGGAAGGCGATCGAACTCGGGCGCCACACCTACACCGACTGGCCGGATGTCTGGGACTTGAACATGATGGCCTACTCGCCGATGGCGATGAACCGGGAGGTGCTGCGCGAGCGGTTCCTGCAGGCGTACCCGATCATGTCGGGGCGCCCCGAGTCGTTCAAGCAGAACGAGGTCGACAAGGAGTTCGTGGACGTGATGGGGATGTCGCCACGGGTGCTCTACTCGGAGGAGGAGCGCGAGCAGATGGCACAGGCTGCGGCCGCGCAGATGGCGCCGCAGCCTCCTCCTCCCGCAGAGGCTCCGGTGGACCCGGAGACGCCCACGCAGGAAGTCACCGCCGGGCCCCCCGAGTCGCTGCCGCCTCAGGCCGTGGCCCTCCTCAACGCCGCCCAAGGAGCAGGAGCATGACCGTCCAGTACACCATCTTGCCGGAGAGCAACCGGCCGCCTCCCCCGCAGTCGTTCTCGTCTGCCGGCCCCGTGGCCCTCTACCGGGCGGTGGGCGTTCTGGGGCGTCCCTACGCCCCGATGCCGAAGGACATCCGCAGCGACGAGGTGATCCTCGGGATGGTGACGAACGCGGTCGGCAACCTGCGCGAGGCCCACGGCACCGTGCCCCCCGACGACGTGCTGGTCGCCATCCACCGGATGGCGTGGGACCACTACCGGAGCCCGCGCCGGAAGAAGTACAACCCGCAGGCGGACGCGCAGCGGTGGGCGCTCGCGGAGGTGATTCGCGCGGCCCGCGTGTGGGCCACGAAGCGCCCCGATGCGTTCGGCACCCACGTCCAGTACGCGCACCTCGTGGACCTGGTGAACCGAGTGGTCTACGGGGGGAGCGAGCCCGTCGCGACCGTCGAGCACGTCGAGCCGGTGGTCGTCGCTCCTGAGCCCGCTCCTGAGCCCGCAACCGCGGCCGAGCCCGAGAAGAAGTTGCACTGGAAGGTGCGCCAGAAGATGGAGCGCGAGGCCGCAGCCAAGGCTCCGCCGCTCCTCGCCCCACCAGCGGCCGCCGCGCCGGTGGTCGACCCATTCGAGAAGGCGCGCCGGCGCGCCGAGGCCATCCTCGCGGCGGGTCGGTCGTGAACCGGCTCCGTGATCTGCGCTGCGTGACGTGCGGTTCGATCTACCTCGATGAGTACTGCGGCGACGACTTCCGATGCCGGTGCGGCGGCGCGACGGCGACCTACTACGGGGCCCAGCAGTTGATGAGCGGGGAGCAGGGGCGCAAGGCGGACGCCTTCGTGCCCGTGACCTTCGGAGGGGTTCGGTACGACACCCGCGAGGCGTGGGCCGGCATCTGCCGCGACTGGAAGCACAACCACGACGAAGACCTCAACGGCATGACGGAGGGCGACTCCCCTCGAGCGAGGAAGGCCAGAATGGAGGAGACGAAGCACGCGAACATCGCGCAGGCTCGCCGCCGTGGTATGCACCACATTGCCGAGCAGATCGAACGAAGCCGGCTCTGACCCTCACCTCTACGGAGTTCCCATGTTCAAGTCCGACCCCGAAATGAAGCAGATGATGAAGGACCACTTCCCCGGCGCGATGCGCCGCAAGGAGGAAGGGGAGCCCAAGGAAGAAGAGGGCACCGACCTCGCCGCTGAGATCATGAGCGAGGCCGCCAAGCTGGACGAGATGGCCGGCAAGGAAGAGGCCGTCGTGGAGGAGGAGGGCGTCGAGGAGGGCGAGGGCAAGGGGGAGGTCACGGGCCCCGAGAAGGAGCGCGTGCTCCGCCTGCTCCACAACTTCGGCGACCCAGCCGAGATGTCCGCCGCCGACAAGGGGCTCGTCGGCCCCGAGAACCTCAAGAAGATGACCGACGTGTGGAACAAGATGAGCCCTGAGGAGCGCACGGAATGCACCAAAGGCGGGAAGTTCCCCATGGGGGCCATCGCGTCTGAAGGTGAGCCGAGCGCCGTCATGGGCAAGGCACCCCAGGAGTAGTCATGCGCGTTCGATCCTTCCTCTACAGCCAAGAGGCCTCTGGCGGCGACGGTGGCGGAGAACCCGCTGCCGAGCCCGTGGCGGAGGCGTCGGCCGACGTTCAGGTTGAAACGCCCGCTGCCGAGCCGGCCCCCGACCCGGCACCGTCCAGCGAAGGATCGAACGCCGCTCCGGCGTGGTCGGGTGAACTCGAGCAGATCGCCACGCAGTCGTGGTTCTCCACGCTGCCCCCGGACGCTCAGAGCGTCGTGCGGGAAGGCCTGCGCGCCAAACACGCCACATGGGAGAGCGGCTACGGCAAGAAGTTTCAGGAGGTGGCCGAGTTCCGGAAGACCGCGGCGGCCGAGGCGGCGAAGGTCAGCGCCGAGATGGCCACGCTGAAGGCGGCGCACGCTGCCGAGGTGCGGAGGCTGCGCGACGACGCAGCCCTGCTCGCGGACCTGTTCGGCAACGAGGACGGCAAGGCGGCGCAGGAGCACTTCGAGGCGAAGATGGCCGCGCGCGAGGCCGAGTACCAGCGCGAGAAGCAGGCGCTGGAGGGCGAGCTGGGTGAGCTCCGCACCTACCGGGAGACATCGAAGAAGCAGGCCGCGGCGGCGTATGAGGCTGCGGTCGAACAGGAAGCGCAGCGGTTGCGGACCACCTACGCGGACATTCTCGCGAACGAGACGGCGGCCGAGCGCTTCGAGCGGCTGATCCAGGCCAACGAGGATGAGGCCGAGGCCGCGGCGTATGTCCGCGAGAAGTTCGTCCCGAAGGCACCGAAGGTTCCCGCGGCCGCACTGAACGCCGCAGCGGGGGACGGCCCGCACGCATCGACGGTGGCGCCGGCTGGAATGACGATGGACCAGCGGCTCGAGTGGGCGGTGAACCGGGCCGCGCAGACGTTGGGGCGCGGGTAGAAAAAAGTTGACCCGGAAGTATTGACAGCCTGTAGCGGGTCAACATACAGTACGGACAACTCGAATCGAGCCTTGCGAACCAGAGAGCGTAGCCCCTAACCGGGAGCGCAGGAAGGAACCAAGGTAGGCGACGATGAGGCGAACGACTCGCTCTTGTCAGCACCCCTCAAGGTGCGCCTACCGGTTCATGGGTTCCCATGAGACACAGACGGTCCTCGCCGAATCTTGCTAGTTCGGGGCAACTTCCAAGGGGATCAAATGGCTCAGCCCACGACCGAACTGCTCAACACCACCCTCGCCGACCTCGGCAGCGACCTCGTTCTCAACCACGCGCAGTCGCTTCCCCTGATGAGCAAGCTCATCCAGATGAAGAAGGTCAACAAGGAGTCCGTCGGCGGCACCTACATCGAGCGGTCGTTCGCCGGTGGCTCCCCCGCCAAGGGCATCCGGATCAACAATGGGGACGAGGTCGCGAACATCCAGCGCATCTCGCAGACCCGCAAGTTCCAGATCGTCAGCACCCGCCACTTCATCCCGATCTACATCCCTCAGGTCGAAGCCGACCGGAACCAGGGGAAGCAGGGCGTGATCAAGCTGATCAAGATGTACCCCGAGATGACGGTCAAGGAGTACTGGCTCGACTGGGAGTACTGGCTGCTCACTGCCGCCTACCGCGACGCCGCCGTGTCGGTCATCGACACCCCCGGCTTCGACGGCAGCGCCACCCTGAACGGCAACTACTCGGGCGCTGCCAACGGGCTGCTCGACTTCACGGCCCCGGCCTCGCAGACCGAAACCGTGCAGGGCGTGGCCAAGAGCAACGCGATCAGCAACGTCAACCAGTACGGGCTGGTGACCAGCTTCGCGTCGGATGGCATGACCCAGATCGGCAAGGCCTACGACCGCGCCGCCGCGTACACGACCACCGGTCCTGACCTCGGGTTCGCCGACGACCTGAGCTACCAGAACATGGTGTCGTTCTCGTCCGACAGCGTGCGGATCACCGACACCGACAAGCCGGTGTTCGGCGCCGAGACGCGCTCCTTCCTGCCGTACAAGAAGGCGAAGGTCTACAACAGCATCAACCTCGACCCGACGAACGCCTCGTTCAGCGGTGCGAGCGGCTACTCCACGTCGGACATCACCGGCGGCGTGGTGTACTTCGTGAACTCCGAGGACTGGGAAGTGCCCTACTACAAGATGGCCGTCACCCCCGAGTTCCGCGACGACATCCCGAACCAGGATGCGCTGCTCGGCAAGATGGTGATCGACATGGGTCCGATCTGCCTCCGCTTCAACACGCAGGCCGTCATCGGCGGCACGCGCATCCCGTAGCCCAAGGGCGGGGCCGGAAACGGCCCTTCCCCCCTTCCCTTCAGCAACTTCTCAGGAGTCTCCCATGGCAATCTCTCGCGCCGCATGGCTCGAAGCCGTCACCGAATACAGCACCACCCAGAACTACCCGCTCGGCACCGAGCGGGAGGTGCCCAGCGACGGCGACGGGACGAGCGCTACCTCTGGTGGCAAGCTCTACCGCTACGTCAAGAACGGCGAGGCCTCCACCGCGTTTGCGGCTGGCAACCTCATCCAGCGCAAGGCGGCGACGGCGAGCGCCGGCACCGGCATCGTGTGTGCCACGACCGACGTGTGGGCCGGCAAACTGCTCGGTGTGGCGGCCAGCGCCATCCCCGCCGGCTCCTACGGCTGGGTCCAGATCAAGGGCTACAACAGCGCGGTCGTGACCGACGGCAGCGTGGCGGCCGGCGCCGCGATCGGAAGCTACGGCACCACCACGGCCGGCGCCGTCTACACCGTGGACCCCACCGCGAGCGCCACCAAGCTCTCGGCCGCCTTCGCCTACGCGCTGACCGATGACTCGGGCACGCAGGGCTTCGTGATGCTCGACATCGCCTGAGCCAACGCGGCACTCGCGCCACAGTGGAGGCCGCATCGGGGTGACTCGGTGCGGCCTTCGTCGGTTAGGGGGAGTCAATGGCGAAGAATCGCACCGAGTTCATTCAGGCGGCGAAGGACATCCTCAACTGGGACGTGACGGACCCGGTCTTCACGGCTCTGTGCGTGCGGTTCACCGGGGACGCCTACAAGCGGGTGGGCAGCGAGTGCCCAACGGCGCTCTACCCTGACGAGATTCGGCGCACGCTGCCGGCCAGCTACGTCTCAGGCACGGGCGAGGCGGTCGACTCGACCATCAGCGGGACGGCCGACCCCTTCGTCTTGGAGTTCTCCCCGCTCGCCACGTCCAGTTTCGCCCCGGTGGAGAACGGAACGTGGAACGGCGCGTACTGGCTCGAGATCACGCTGCCGGACGGGAGCCTGTGGCGCGGGCAGTGCCGCGAGTTCTGGACGGTCGGCGGCACGAACCGGTATGTGTCGATCGACCGGCCGTGGACGCTCACTGCGCTGTCCAACGCGAACTACCGCCTCCACGTCCCCTACCTGTGGCTGCGCGACGACTACGAGGAGGTGCTCCTCGGGCAGCGCTTCGGGAGCAACGGGAGCCCGCTCACCACCACGCCCATCGGCACCGCCATCTTCCACGACCAGTGGAGCAACCAGAACAGCCGGGAGTGGGGCTACCCTGACGAGCTCCGCCGCGAGAACCACTACCAGCACCCGTCGCCGAACATCGCTCCGTTGGTGGCGGTGGAGGAAGAGCAGGGCGCGTGGGGCGACGAGCCGTGGGGCGAGTTCGAGTACTGCTTCACCTACATCTGGGGCTACCAGGAGGCGGACCGGAAGTCCCCGTCTGGGGGCTACATCCCCCTGTTCGAGTCCAGCGCCTCGCCGACCTCGGCCTCTGCGACGATCACGAACGCAGGCGAGGTGGTGGTCCTCACGCTGCCGAACGTGGCGTGGCAGCTCAACTACGGCGACAGCGGAACCTTGCGCTACGGGAAGAGCGGGTGGAAGAAGCGGCTCTACCGCCGTCGGATCAGCACGACGGGCGGGTCGAACCCGTCGATCGAGTACCCCAACGTCTTCCAGTTCCTCGCCGACGTGGACGACATCACGACCTCGTACACCGACAACGGCTCGATCGTGCCGGACTACACGATCCGACTGAACGACATCCACGGGTACTACGGGTGGTCGATGTGGCCGCTGCCGACGGACGAGCAGGCGATGGAGTACCAGCTCCGGGCCACCCGTCGCCCGGCCCCGCTGCTCAACGGCAACGACAGCCCTCGGATCGTGCCGTCGTGCGAGGACGCGCTGACCTTCTACCTCGTGGCCTACATCGCGCGGCACGACAAGGACGTGAAGACGGCGGAGCTCTACGAGGCGAAGGCGGCCGAGGTGCTCGAGAAGTACCGGTCGAGGCATGCGAACCCGACCGGCATCGTGCCGCGTGAAGCGTGGGACGGTGGCGGCGCCAACACGGGCTGGCCGCAGGCGAGGTTGTAGTGGGCGTCGGGGACCGCCGCGTCAGAGGCCTCGGGCTGAGCCTGTTCCAGTCGGGCGTGCTCTACCAGCCGGACTCCATTGCGCGCCGGATCGTGAACCTGAACCGAACGGTTGAGGGGTCGCTCGAGACGTGGCGAGGACTGTCGACCTTCGAGCCGAGGGCCATCTCGTTCACGGACCCGGTCAGTGGCATCTGCCATGTGGAGACGTTCGGCGGCGCGAACCAAGTCACCCTCATCCGGAAGGCTACGGCGATCCTTCGACATCAGGGGTGGGATCGGTCGTGGTCCGCACTCAAGCTCGGGCTCGTCTACGACGCGAACCCGCGCTACCCCGATGTGTTCGTGCCCATCAACGGCCTCGTGGTGTGGTGCGACGGCATCAACCGCCCCCTGATCATCGACTGCAGGACCGACGGGCGGGTCGTTCTGCCGCTGGGGTTCGATCAAGGTCCGAGCGCGCCCGTCGCGCTCTCACCGAGCCCTGGGCTGGGGGACACGGTCACGTCGGGCGGTGGTTCGATCGGCGCCGGCGCGGGCAGCGTGCCCCCCAACTGGTCGGGCTACTCGGTGCCCGGCAACATCGGCACGGTGAGCCAGTTCAACGGGGAGGACGGGTCGCTACTCGCGTCGTGCCACTTCTACGCAGTGCAGTGGGAAGACCCGTGGGGGAACCTGTCGCCCCTGTCGCCGATCAGCAACGCCGCGACGATCGTGGAGCAGTCGTGCGGCTACGTCTCGCCCACCGCCGGCGCGGTCCTCTACACGCGCAGAAACCACCTCGACATGCTGCAGCGGGGCTTCTTCCTTCGCGGCATCGACGTGGGGGAGGAGAACGTGAAGGCGGTCCGTCTGTACCGGACCACGGACACCCTTCACAGCGACGGCGAGCTCCACCTGCTGAGTCGGATCGAGGGGCGGCAGTCCTTCGGGTACTCGGACAGTGCGAGCGACGGCACCGTGCTCGCGGGCGACGTGCCCACGAAGGTGGTGCCGGTCGAGCCGTTCCAAGTGGCCTGTGAGTACCAAGGGCGCCTCGTGGTGGGCAACCTCGCGTCGAACGCATCCATGGTCCGCATCAGCCAGCCGAACGCCATCGGGACGTTTGAGGAGAACTGCTACGTCATCGCCCCCGGCGGGTCGGAGGTGACCGGGCTGCGGGCGTTCGCCGGCTACTGCTACGTCCTGACCGACCGCGAGGTGTTCCGCTTCCGCATCGGCGTTTCTGGGCTGCCCGAGCCCGAGCCCGTGTTCTCGGTGGGGTGCGTGGCCCCGCAATCGGTGCAGATTCTGCCGAACGGCAAGATGGCATGGCTGTCCCGCACCTCGGCCTACATGCACGACGGCACGAGCACCACTGAGATCGGAGAGGACATCCTCGACAAGTTGGCGAAGTTGAACGTATCGGTCGCCGGCCTCATCGCGGGCGCAGTCGACCCGGCCACCGGCAACTACCTGCTGGCGGTGCCGATCAACTCGGCGACGAACACGACCGTGCTTTCCTACGACATTCGGACCGATGGGTGGCGCGAGTACGATGCCGAGAAGCAGGTGCTCGCGTTCCACGCATGCTCTGGCTACGCGGGGACGCTCCTGTGCGCGGTAGCCGCGCCTGCGGGCGGGTCAGAGAACGTGATGGTCTGGGACAGCCCCTCCTTCATCTCGGGCGCGGTGGGCGCGGCGAGCCTCTACGAGAGCGTCGAGATTCGCTACGACAAGGAGGGGCGCACCCCGTTCCGCGTTCGGGAGTTGCTGATCGGGTTCCTCGAGTCGGACGGCCGGACGGACGACCCTGGCCTGACGGTCACGGTGTGGAAGACGAGCCGGAAGGTGGGCACGTCGCCGACGGCGAACCGGGTCAGCTACACCGCGGAGTTGGTTGGGCAGGACTTCGGGACGACTTGGGCGCTCGGGGAGGTCACGCTGAACGCGGCCGAGGCGTACTACCGCGACCCAGCCGTGGTATGGAGAAGCGTGAAGATCGACGTGACCACCACCACCGGGTTCTACTTCTCGCTGTCGATCGCGGCGGGACGGCGCATGAACCTGCTCGGGTTCGCGATCATCGCGGAGCCGATCGGTGACGAAGCGAGCCGCATCCCCGGCCCCACCCGCACCGTGTCGTAGGAGGGACGATGGGATACCGACAGCCGAAGCGCAAGCTGACCGACCGCGACCCGCCAGACCCGCGCCTGTTTCGGGAGGCCATCGCCGGCGCCGCGCAGGAGTTCGCGGGGCGACTGAACGAGCACAACGTCGTGGAGAACGACCTTGTGGCCACCACCCGGTTCGCACCGTCGTTCCTCTACGACTTCCACTACGAGTCGGTCAGCGTGGACGGAGGCATCGACACGAACGCGACGAACCCCGACTACCCCGACGCCGCCGACCCCAACGCCTTCAAGATCGAGGACTCCGGTGGTTGGCAAGCCGTGAGCGACATCACGGTGGAGTACACCACCGGAGATCACGTCGCGTGGTGCCTCACTGGCTTCTACTACGGAATCCAGTACAAGTCGGTCTTCGGCTTCACGCTCGGCGACTCGGCACGGGACAAGGCTCGGATTCAGTTCGCGATCCGCATCAACGGCACCGTTGCGGACGACACGATCACTGGCACTGAGCGCCCAGACGACCCGGCCCCGCGTCCCATGCGGCCGCTGACCCCGATCGTCAGCACTGTCGACGTGAAGAGCATCGACTACCAGTCCTTGCGGGGCGCCGGCGCGATGTCATGGCCGGTCCGCGCGATGCGGATTCAGTGCAATATCAAACTACCGTCTGGGGCAAACACCGTGGAGTTGGTGGCCCGGCGCGTGATCAACGACGACCCGCCGCTCGGCGCCGTAGGGTCTGCGCCGCCGGACGTGTACGTCTACAACCGCCGGATGCTGGTGGTGGAGCAAAAGCTCGGCGGGGCCGACGCGCAGGACTCGGCGCCCGTGTCGGTGACGTACCCGGTCGACGGCGATGCGTTCAACGCTGCGAACACCAACACGAGCCAACTTCAGCCGATCGTGACCGCGGCGAACGCGCTCCCGGCGGACGCCATTCTCCGCGGCGGGCTCCGGCGCGAGCACATGACGCGAACGCAGACACGCGAGTTGAAGGAGGCGCGGATCACGACCGGGGCGACCACGAGTCGGCTGTATCCGGGGTGGGGCAACCTTGGCGTGGTGGGCGCGGGCGACTGGAGCCTCGTGGACGACGGGGCCGGTACGAGTCTCCGGGTGAAGTTGAACGACGGTTCCGGGTTCTGGAACTTCACCAACAACCCCGCGTTCATGCTCATTCTCGGCAACGTGAGTCTGCGAAGGGTGAACTCGAGCGTCGTGACCCCGGCATCAGCGGTCGACCGCCTGCCGTGCCACTACGCGGTGCTGGGCGCGGGCCTGACCTACTCCGGTGGAGCCACGTCGCTCGACCCGCCTGACCAGGTGTGGACGAACAACAGCAATGCCTATTTCAGCGGTATTCCCGCCGTGGACGAACAGACGTGGTCGATCAACCGGTGCGACACCGACATGCCAATCTTGAGCTACTACGACTTCCGGAGCGCCCCCCCTGCAGGCGGCCCGGTGGACTACGTCCGGTTGCTGATCTCCGCGTGGCACGCGGGATCGATCGAGTGGGACCGGGGGTCGCTCTTCGTCATCCTCTTCTACCCGTAGGTGCGCCGTGGCCGACATCACTCTGGGGTACATCCCGACGAACGCACTCGCGTTCAACACCGCCGGGTGGAACACCGACATGTGGTCGAGCACCAACGGCATCAGCATCTACGGCGAGCTCAACGGGCACATTCAGGACGCGAACTTCGCCCTCGGAGAGCAGGTCGACGCCCGCCACATTCGGCAGTTCGAGGGGTTCAGGGCGGAGTGGGGCGGAGATCGGCAGACGCAGGACTGGTATCAACTGGTGTTCTCGCCCACCTACTCCGAGGCCGCCTTCGTCATGCTCCCCGGCTGCGCGAGGCGCATGTACATCCCGTGGGGCAGCGGGGCCACCAATCTGTTCCACGTCTCGGCGTTCGCGTCGAACTTTCGGGTGCGGCAGGCCACCTCGCCGGAGCCGCAGGACGCCGAGCTGGACAACGGGCCCGACATGTACGTTGCCATGTTCGTGGATGGGGAGATGGTGGCCCACTCCCGTCGCTCGCTCCCGACGACGTGGTATCCATCCAACTTCACGGGCGCCGCCGCCTCGTTCTACACGCGCGAGAGCGTGATGACGCAGCACTACGACCTCGTGGACTGTCGGAACGCCCTCGATGAGGGGTGGCACGATGTCGCGCTCGGCCTGCTCATCATCCCGAACACCGGCGTGGAGAAAATCTACCCGCTGTACGACGGGGGCGTGGCCACGGTGAACCACAGTCTCATGCACCGCATCCGTTTCGGGATTCGGGCGGCGTCCATCGTCTCTCTCCCGTGATACCGTAGGGGCCACCATGAATCCTCTCCTCATCGCATCTGCAGTCAAGGCAGGCGCCGGCACCGTTGGGGCGCTCGGCGGCATCGTGGCGCGCAAGCTGTCCGCCGAGGGCCAGGCCGAGGACCGCCAAGCGACCGCCGACATCGACGCTCTGAAGCGCAACGAGTTCGGGCCGACCCGCGGGCAGAAGGAGCAGATGACGCAGGACGCGGTCCAGCTCGCCCGCAACCAGGCGCAGGCTCAGCGCGCAGAGTCGGCCCGCCAGAGCGCGGCTCGCGGGTTCGGCACCGCGGACCTCTCCGGGCAGAAGATCGCCGGCGATGCAGAGAAGACGGCCGGCAGCACGCGGGCCGGGGTGGAGAGCATGGCGGCACAGTCGGCGCGGCAACTGAAGTTGGACGCGCTCGGCCGGGTCACGAAGCGGGCTGAGCAGACGCAGGCCGATGTGGCGAGCGTGTTCAAGCCGATCGAAGAAGCGGCAGGCGAGGCGACGGGTGCGATCAAGGCCCCGTCCGCGAAGGGGTCGGAGTTGGACTACCTCAACAAGCAGAAGGGGAAGTAATGGCCACCCCTGAAACGATGCCCGCCTCTGGCTTCAAGGCGCAGATGCAGTCGATGCTGTCGAGCGCCGAGCCGAAGGACATGGTGGCGATCCTCCGCAGCCTCGTGGAGTACCGCTCCGTCTTGGAGAAGAGCCGCGAGGCGGCCGACATCAAGGAGTGGGAGCGCCGCTTCGAGGAGGAGGGAAAGGCCGCCCGGAAGCGCGCAGATGTGATCCAGAAAATCTACGACCGCTACTCGGCGGGCGAGGTGAGCCTGTCGAACGCCGACAAGCGGTTGCTCGCCACAGCGATGCGCGCCGCGTCGGGCGCGGGCGCCGCAGGGAAGAAGATGGCGAGCGGCGAGGCGCTGTTCCGCGACTGGATCAAGAAGACCGGCCAGAGCGCAGACCAGAACGCTGGCGACCCCGGCTCCTATACCAATGCCTTTGCGTCCAAGCCCACGATCCTCACCAACCTCATGGACACGGCGGCGCTTCCGCTTGACTCCAAGCAGCGGCCGTGGCTCACCCAGCACGTCCTCGACCTCGGGCTGTGGAAGCCGGAGCAGTTGCGCGAACTCATCGGTGAGGAAGCGTGGCAGGCCTACCTCGACGGCATCACGCAGGAGGGCCGGGACGACTCCGCGAACATGGCGTTGATCTCCAAGATCGAGACGGGGAGCCTCACGAAGCCGGACCTCGAGAAGATCAAGAACGACGCGATCCTCGCGACCAACATCACGGCGGACGATGTCATTCGGCCGGACAGCGCTCCGAGCGCCTTGGAGAAGGAGCTCTCCGAGCTCATGGCGGGGGTGGCCGGTGGCGACGTAGCCACGGTGAAGGAAGGTCGCTGGTACGGGCTGACCGACGACGAGATCGGCGACATGGTGAAGCGCCCTGGCCTGCGTCGGTGGGCGAAGGAGCACGGGTTCGGCGACCTCGGCTCGCTGGAGAGCAATGGCTTCGTTCCCGGCAAGGACACGGACCGGATGCTGCTGGAGATCATCCGGCAGCGCGGCATGAAGCACTCGGTCAACCGGTTCGGCGGCGACTTCGAGGACGAGGTGGAGGTGGTTGGCGGGAACTCTGGCCCGCAGATGTTCGTGAGCAGTGGCATCAACGACAAGAAGTTGATGTCGGTGTGGGCCGTCAACCCGAACGGCAGCGTGGAGTACCTCGACCTCGCGGCGGGCACCACGACCCCCGCGAAGGACGCGGCCGGACGCTGGCTGTCGAAGTCGCTCGAGGAGCGGTACGCCGCCGATGCGAAGCGAACGGCAGACGTGGAGGCTGGAGAGACGGAGGCGGCCCCCCGCCCCCTCGGGTTCAAGGGCATGGCTCCGCTCAGCAAGGGTGCGATCCTCGAGGGTGGGCCCATCGACCTGAACAACGAATCGTTCACCCCGGAAGCCGAAGACCTGTTGATGCCCCTCCCCCCGAAGGTGGTCATCGCCGGCAAGCGGCGCCTGCCGACCTATGGTGAAGACCCCGACACGGTCGCCCACATCCGACAGCCGGACGGGTCGATCGTCACCCTGCGCCGCGCGAACGCCGATGCGGCGTGGCAGGTCGACAGCGACGTGTCCTCGCTGAAGTACGCGGGGTACGCGAAGCAGAAGCCGGACATCAAGCCAGAGGACTTGCCGGAAGCGGACGATGTCGTGGATCGGACGAAGGCGGTCGCGGAGCGGCCGAAGACGACCGACAAGTCGAACGACCCAGACGGGTTCGGCGAGCGCGGCGAAGAGGGTCGGCCCACGGGGCAGATCATGGCCGAGATGGCGCCCAAGGACGAGCCGCCCGTGAGGATCGGGCCGCGCACCCCCACGGCTCTCTATCGGGATGGCGACGAGTCCCCCCCCGTCACGGGCTCGCCCACGTTCAAGAAGGACGAGGCCGAGTTCTACGCGGACGCGCCGATGAGCCGAGAGGAGCGCAGTGCGGTCCCCCGCCGGATGCACGAGCGGGACGCAGCCGAGCGCGGCATCGTGTACGAAGACCCGAACGACCGATCAGCCGTCACGGACTCGCCCGCGTTCAAGAAGGACGAGAAGGCGTACATGAAGGACGCGGACCGTGCGAAGGTCATCGCGCGCCGGAAGATGGGCCCATCCCCGCTGGATGGCGTGGTGGACGACTTCGCCACGGTGCCAGAGGAGCGCCCGGCACCTGGCGCAGTGGCGGCTGAGAAGGCGGAGCAGGCGGCCAAGATCACGATGGCTGACGTGGAGGCCGAGGGACAAGACCTCGCTATCGCCGGTCGCTGGGCAGTCGACGCCGAGAAGGCGAAGCGGGATGCGGAGATCATCAAGGGAATGCGAGATCGGGCGGCCGTGCGCGCCCTCGGGCGGGAGTTGGAGGAGCCGGGCCTCGCAGCGGTGGATGCCGTTCGTGGGGAGCGGATGAAGGCAGACGCTGCGGCAACTCGGGGTGCAGAGAGTTCCGCTATCGTGGCGCGTCGAGAACTGGCGGAGCATGAGCGCGAGTTGGAGGGCGCCGGCGCCGGCGCTGTTGCGGCTGCGAAGGCTGAGCGCGAGAGGAAGGCTGCCGCGGCGGAGCGCTCCGGCACCGTGGCCCGCCGTGAGGCTCGCGACCTTGGCACCGAGTTGGAAGAGGCAGGCCTCGCCGCCGTCGAGGGCGCCAAGGCTGACCGGATCAAGGCTGAGCGTGATGCGGCCACAGCAGCCGAGCGAGCAGCCATCGCCGGCCGGAGTGAAGTGCGCGACCTCGCCGCCGAGCTCGAAGCGGAGGGCCGGAGGCAGAAAGATGAACTTCGCGTTGCCGCTCTTCGTCGCGCGCGTGAAGTTGTACGGCAATGAGTGACGCAGCCAGCAAGGAAGCACGTCGTCAGAGGCTCCTTGGGCTTCCTGCGTCCGATGAGCCCGTGGCCACGCCCGTGGTCGAGCCAACGGTCGAACCGGTGGTGGAACCCGTTGCCGAGGCAGCGCCTGCGCCTTCGGGGCAGAGCCGGCGCGATCGACTGCTCGGGCTGAAGCCGGAGCCGGTCGTTGCCGCGAAGCCCGCCCCGGCACCAGTTGTGGCAACGCCTGCGCCCGTGCGTGTCGCGCCGTCCGCCCCCAAGGTTGCAGACCCGGTCGTGGTGGTCAAGAAGGCGGGGCCCAAGCCCGTCACCGCGCCCTACGAAGGCGACCCGGCGATGCCGTGGGGCTACTACGAGCAGATCGACACAGGCGCCACCCCGGAAGCCGCACAGGCCTACGTGGATGCGCTGCCGACGTTCGGGACGGTGCGGGAACTACAGGACGCCGCCGCCAGCCTGCCGAAGTCCAGCACGCTGGGCGAGGTCGGCACGCCGACTGGGCCGGTGTACGGGCCGCCTGAGCGCGAGATGGAGAGGGCGGTCCTGCCCAAGCCGACCAAGAAGGAGGTCGAGGCCGTCGAAGCGATCGGAACGGGTGGGTTGCCCCTGCCCCACACGAACCCTGTGGTGGCACTGCTCGCGCGCACCCTCTTCAAGGACCAGGTGGAGCCTGTCCAGAAGAAGTTTGCCAAAGAGTTGATGCCGTCGCCGGAAACGAAGGTGGCTACGGCCGCCCTTCGGTCCGACGTTCGCGCGCGGGCGGAGCGGCTGATCAACGACGTGGGGCTTCGCAATGCGATGGGCGTGGCCGAGGACGCGCCGCTGGAAGACCTCGGCATCGCGCTGGTGAACGCATCGGACCCGCAGTACGAGCGCTACTACCGCTACCGGCTGTCGAAGGTCGATGCGCTCCGGCCGAAGGGGCAGAAACTCGCGGACCTCCCCGAGGACCACCCTGACCGGTTGGCCGTAAAGCAAGACGCAATGGAGGACTTGGCGACCCTGAAGACGGTCGGAATGTGGGGCCCCAAGGGTCTGATGCCTGCGGACCGCGACCCCACCAGCGTGATCGACGCCTTCAAGCCGACGGCGGAAGTGATCGGCGTGAACGAGGCGGGCGAGCCGGTCGCCCGCGTGCAGTCGCTGCCGTCCTACGCACTGGACGCCATTGGTGGGTCGACCGAGTATGCGATCGTCTCGACCGGGCTCCCAGCCGCCCTTCTCCGTGGTCTGTTCGGCGACAAGCCGGGGGAGGAGCTGCCCACCTACGACTACGGTCAGATCGCCGGGATCACCGTTCCGATGTCCCCTGAGTCCATCCGGGCGCGCCGGGACTACTTCGGCGCGAAGAGCGAGGCCGATGTCGAGGGGACAGGGCGTCGTCTGCTTCGTTCGGCGGGCGAGACGGTTGGCGCTCCCGACGCGGTGACGGACGCGGCCGAGTATGTGGGCGGCAAGTCCCTCAACTTCAATGTGGGGGCCAGTGCGTTCGTCGCGAGCCTGCTCACCCCTGGCCCGCTCGAGCTCCTGGTCTACGGGGCGAAGGCCGCGGGCGCCCCCATCGGAGTGTCGAAGGAAGAGAAACTGCTGCGGGCGGAGAAGGACGTGTCGACGGTGGCGGTCGACGCGGACAAGAAGGCGGCGTACTTCGGCGACCTGATCGCGAAGGGCGCCACGGAGGACGAGGTCGTTGAGGCGTTGAGGAAGGCGGCGGACGAGGCCGAGCAGATGACGAAACCGCTCACGCAGAGCGCCAAGGATGCCATTGCGGACGCCGCTCGGGTTCGGACGCAGGCTGAGCGCGCGGCGGTGGAGGCGGCCCAGCCGGCCGCAGCAGCGAAGCGAGCGAGCGGTGGGGTGCTGTATGCGGAGGGAGGGGGGGCTCCGGTTCGGCGCACCCCCGGCGACCAGACCGACACGCCCGCCTTCAAGCGCTTCATCGAGGGCACCAAGGCCGTGGACGAGGAGGGCGCCCCGAAGCGCCTCTACCACGGCACCACGCACGAGTTCGATGCGTTCAACCCCACCCTCGCCAACGTCGAGAACCACCACGGCCGCGGTATCTACCTGACCTCCTCCGCCGAGGATGTGGGCGCCAACTACGCCACCCGTCAGGGCGCGGACATCAAGAGCCGTATCGAGAGTCGCCACGAAGAGATGGTCGATGTCTGGGACGACCCTGACGAAGCCAGCTCGCTCGTGGACGAGTGGGCGGCCGCTCACCCTGAGCGAAAGGCGGACGCGGACGTGCTCCGGGCCGCCGTCGGTGACCCCGAGTCGGTGTCGGCTGGTCCGCGCCTGCTGGACGAGGTGACCCGGTGGAAGGCCGAGCAGCAGATTGCGGGCCAGCACGGCGGCGCCGTTCTGCCCCTGTACGCCGCCATCAAGAAGCCCGTCGACCTGCGCCCCGGCAAGGTGACGCGCTTCGACATCGAGACGAAGTGGTCGGAAGATGGGGAGGACTTCCTCGGCGAGGAGGGGCTCGGCGTGCAGGCGAAGGAGGCCATCCAGCGCGTGGCCCGCGACTACGACGACGACAACCTCGCCGACGAGGTGCTCTCCGTACTCGATGACCCCGACGGCTTCACCGCGGCGGACCTCGAGCAGGCCGTGCGCCGCGTTGGCTCGGACTGGTACGCGGACGGTGAGCGCTCCTCCCCCGGCCAGTTCCTGCAGGATGTCTACCGCGAGATGGGCTTCGACGGCATCGTCATCAGTGCGGACAAGGAGTTCGGCGCGGGCCGGAAGTTCGGGCAGCGCATGCCCGGCATCAACCCCGACACCGAGCACTGGGTCGCCTTCGAGCCCACCCAGGTCAAGTCCGCCACCGGCAACGTGGGGACGTGGAACCCGAAAGACCCGCGGCACCTGTACCAGACGGTGACGGTCCGAAAGGGCGAGGAGACGCTCGCCAAGTTCGGCTTGCCCCCACGCAAGAAGAAGTACACGACGCGCGAGGTGGCCGCAGCACTGGAGGCTCGTCAACGCAAGAAGTACGGACTGATCGACGCAAAGGACCAGAGCCCTGCCGCGCGCCGCAAGATCGCGAAGTGGATGGCGGAGGAGGTCGCGTTCGAGAAGGCGCAGGCCGGACGGTCGGGCGCTGGGTGGTACTCGGAGAAGTATCAGCGTGCCATCGACACGATGGCGGAGGAGTTCCCAGAGCTCGCGTCGGACCCAGAAGCGAGGATGATCTTCACCGCGCTGGTGGCCGTCACCTCTGACGGCAACAAGGTCATGCCGAACATGAAGATGGCGGCGGACATCTACGACAACTTCCGGAAGACCGGCAAGTTCTCCACGCCCATCGGCCATGTCCGGCAGTCGAGCATCGACAAGTCGCTCGCCGTGATTCAGGAACTGCACGACGAGGGCGGCGCCCCTGCTTTCAAGCGGCTGCTCGATGAGATCACCGTCGGTCAGTACAACAAGCAGGCACGGGCGACCAAGAGGAAGGAGATTGCGGGCGAGCTGGTGAGCGCGCGTATTCCGACGGCAGCGTCACTCTTCGGGCCGAAGCTCGGAGCGTTCTACGCAAACCTGATGGGGGCCGAGGGCTACCTCACCATGGACCGGTGGTGGTCGCGCACGTTCAACCGGTATCGCGGAACCCTGCTGGAGCGCCCCACCCGTGAGGGGCTCGACCGCATGAAGGTACTGCTTGGCGACCCCGCGATGACGGATGATGCGGTCCTGTCCGCCACCGTTCCGCTCCGCAAGTCCTACGAGGCCAAGGGGTTCAAGGAGGGCACCGAGGCGGAGGTGGCCGCGAACACCGTGTGGAAGGCGGCCTTTGACGAACTGGCCGACGCCCCGACTGGCGGCGCAGACCGGAAGTTCATGCGCGAGGCCGCGATGGAAGCGCAGGCGATCCTGAAGAAGCAGGGGATGCCCACGTCGCTTGCGGACATCCAGGCCATTCTGTGGTACTACGAGAAGAGGCTCTATGGAGAACTCGGTGCCCGAGAAACCGCCGACATCGCATTCGATGAAGCCGCGCGGCGAGTTGTGGCCGAGCGACGTGGACGCGCTGGATCATCTGGACGACCACTGGGTCCAGATGGAGAAGCAGCGGGAGTCGATGTCGCCGAAGGAGTTGGTGAGGTTCGTCCTTTCGATCCCGGCGACGACCTCTTCGAGGTAGCCGAAGGCGCCCTCCCCATCAAGGTCGGCTACCGCGGCAAGACCATTGGCGAGGCCGAGGACGCCATCGAGACGACGTTCGCCACCCGCGCCGAGGCAGAAGCAGCGGTCAGGGAAGGCGGCCCCTTGGAGGGCTTCGAGATTTGGTCCGACTGGGCGCCCAAGCCCGGCCGCGCCAACACCGTGCTCGCGGACGTGGCGACGGCAGCAGCGGAGAGTGGCGACGAGGCCGTTGCGGCAGTCGCCAAGCACCTCGCCGAGACTCGCGGCGATGACCTCGCTGCGGTCGTCGTTCGCACGGACGTAGCCCTGCCCGGCTCAGCGGTCGGTCGCTACGACCCCGGCGTCGAGGTGATCGACCTCGCCACGAACGCCACCGCGAAGACGATGGTTCACGAGGCTGCCCACGTCATCACGCACAACGCGCTCACGAACCCGCACCTGTACTCGCCTGCGGTCCAGAGGGCCGTTCGCAACCTCGGGCAGTTGCACGAGCTCGTGCGCCGCATCCCCGGCATCGAGGACATGGGCCGCATCTACGGGCTCAAGAACACCGACGAGTTCGTGGCAGAGGCGCTGTCGTCGCCCGAGTTCCAGGCGCTTCTGCGCGAGGTCAAGGTCACGGTCAAGGACGGTGAGATCGTACTCGGCACGGGCGGCGAGTCGTCTCGCTCCCTGTGGGACTCGTTCGTCGCCACCATGGCGAAGATTCTCGGGTTCAGCGACACGGACGCCCTCGGCCACGTTCTCTCCAACACGCAGACGATCATCCGCGAGGGTGGTGGGTCGGCGACGGTCATCCGTGCGTCGGACACGTCGCCATGGGCCACGCGCGTTCGTGACGCCGCCATGGCGGTGCAGGCGAAGTCGCCCACCACCGACTTTGCGTGGCTGGTGGAGCACCCGAAGGTGGGGGGCGCCCAGAAGGAGGTCGAGGCCTACAAGGCGGCGCTGACAGAGGCGGGCATGGACCCGCGGGTAGTGCCGGAGATCGAGGGCGTGGTTGGGCGGAGGGCGGCGGACGCCCTGTACGCGCGCCAGAAGGGCTCTGGTCCCACGCCCTTCCGCGGCGCTGGCGGCAAGCCCCGCACCGCCACCATGTTCAGCGGCGGCGGGCTCGTAGAGGTCGGCCTGCGCGGACAGGTCGATCCGGTGTTCGCGGTCGAGGCGAACGCGGACATCGGCGCGCACTACAAGGCGGCTCACGGCGGGCATGTCCGCATTGACGACGTTCGGAACGTCGACATCGGGGAAGCCGGCGACGTGGACTACCTGCACGCCTCGCCGGTCTGCAAGAACTTCAGCGCCGCCAAGGTCGTAACGGAAGACGGCGAGCAGCCCCTCGACCTCCTCACCGCCCAGGCTACTGCCGACGCCATCCGAAAGACGAAGCCTCGCGTGTTCACGCTGGAGAACGTCAAGGGCTACCAGAACTCCGAGGCCATGCGCCTCGTGGAGGATGCGCTTCGAGAGGAGGGCTACACCTTCGACGCGCTCGTGTACGACGCCGCCGACTTCGGCGCCCCAACCAGCCGAAAGCGGCTTCTGTTGCGGGCCGTCAAGGGCGGGACGCTTCCGCCGCCCCCTGTCCCTACGCACGGTTCGCGCGGCGCGCAGCCGCATGTCGACTGGTACGGCACCGTGGCAGACCTCGTGGACGACCTACCAGACGCTACGCCCGTTCCCCCGTGGGCGCGCGAGCGTCTGAAGGCCCGCGGCATTGATCCCGATCGCGTCGAGAAGCCGCTCCTTGTGATGGGCGGAAGCGCTGGGAGTACGACCGTGCCACACGCCTTCGCGGGTGGTGCGGCGCCCACCATCAAGGCCACCCCCGGCGAACTTCATCGGATCATCCTGCCCGACGGGCGGGTGAAGCGTGTCACGCCGCAGGTGCTGGCGCGTCTGACTGGGCTTCCCGACGACTACCCTCTGCCAACGAATGCGGCGCTCGCGACCACCATCATCGGAAACGGCGTTCCGCCAGCGTTGAGCAAGGCAGTGTTCGGCTCGCTGTTGGATGATGCAGCACAGGTCGCCCAGAAGAGCGACGACTTCCTCTACGCCCCGCCCGCCCGTGTCAAGTCGCCCGGCTCCGTCCAGTACAGCGCCACCCCGATGAAGGGCACGCTGGAGGGCGCGGAGAAGGCCGAGCAGAAGGCGCGGGCGGAACGTGCCAGCAGCCAGTTCGCCGCCCTTGGCTTCGCGGAAGGACTGCGTCGTGTGGCCGCGCTCGCCACGTCGACCGGTCCCAACGCGGCCAAGCTCACGCCGGCCGAGGCTGCAGCCTACGCGGAGCGGTTGTTCGACAGCGCGGCCACCACGGCACGCGAGCTCGCCCTCGGCGCGCAGGAGGCCATCGCCCCGGCAGCGTCACAGGGCGCGGTGCGGGCGCTCGTGGAGGCGGTGGGGTCCACGCCCCCGACGCCGGCGACGAAGGCCCTGGTCGACGCGGCAGCGGCCGCAGACGCTGCCCGCCGGATGTTCACCGGGGAGCGGTTGGCGAAGGCGCTCAAGGCCGTCACTCCGCGGCTGGAGAAGGCAGTGCGCGAGGTGATGAACGGCGGGATTGCGGTCACGCCGGCTCAGCGCGCCGCCTTCCGTGACGCGGCCGTTCTCCAGCTCGAGGGCACCCTCGTCGGCAAGGGCACCCTCGCACGCGCAGAGGCGGCGGTCGACAAGGTGCTCGCGACGGCACCGGTCGACCAGATCACGCCGCAGATGATGGGCGACGTGGACGCCCTGATGCGGACCTACGCGACCGAGGCGGCCGAGGCAACTCGGCGCGTCAGCCCGCTTCGCTCGGCGGCCCCGAGCATTCTCCTCGGCGAGAGCGCGAGCCGGTTCCGGGGCGTGAAGGCCAACCCCACCCTGCTACGCGACCTGAAGAACGGCGCGGTTCGAGCCGTCAAGTTGGTCTTCATGGGCGGCAACGAGATGGCGCCGTGGGCGAAGGAGGGGCTGTCGAAGGAGGCGCGGGAGTGGACCCTCGCCGCCGAGCGCCGGCTCGACGCCATCGCGGGCGACGTAGGCAAGATGGAGTCTCTGGACGAGGCGGCGGACTTCCTACGGGGCAAGCCAGGGGGCGCCGGCAAGGGGCTCCTGACCACCGGCATGGACCGCTTCGACGTGTTCACGAACCTCGTGAACGTGCAGAAGGCAGACGTGGACCAGTACCTCGACGCGCTTCTCTCGACCGACATGCAGGCGAAGAGCACGCTCGAGAGCCTCACGGGAGCCGGAATCGCCGGGCGCCCAGAGCAGGATGGCGCCAAGTTACCGTTCTGGAAGGCGTTTGAGTCCACGCTCGAGGCCGCCCGCGCCGGCAAGATCGACGCGGCCGAGTTCATGGAGCGACTGCACACGACCGCCAAGCGGTTCACCCGTGACGGCGAAGTGCCCGAGGCGTGGACTCGGATCACCACGGGCTGGATCGCCGCGCAGGCCGAGAACGTCGTGCTGCTCAACAAGGGCTTCGGCGACGGCATCGTGTTCACCAAGCAGGACGCCGATGCGATCCGTGCCCTCGCGGGGGGCCGGTTCGATGAGGAGACGATACGGGCGCTCAGCCCCGCGACCATGGTGGAGCGAGCCGTCGCCTCCAACCGGATGGTGGGCGCCGGGGCGCTGGACGCTCCCAAGATCGAGAGCATCGGCGGCAAGGATGTGCAGGTTGGCGGCAAGGTTGGCGTTCCGGGTGCTCGCCAGGACGCGAGGGCCGCCGAGCGGATCGGGCTCTACAACGCCGTGATGACCGAGCAAATCTACGTTCCGCGGATGGTCCGCGAGCGCATGACGGGCGCCATCGCGCGCACGTTCACCCCGCAGACCTACGGCGGGAACAACATGCTGAGCGTGTGGAAGCTCGCCAACACCCGCGGGGTACTCGCCAGCAAGCCCGGCTACATGCTCAACAACATGCCCGGCGACACCGAGCAGATCATGATCGCGGTCGGAATGAAGCAGGCGCTCAAGACTGCCGTTCGCGCCGAGGGTTCCTCGGTGGTGGCGATCCTTCGGTCCGCGATCCCGAGCGTTGCCGGCCACGTCGCGCGGGCGGTGATCGGTGATGCCGTCGCGCCGGTAGTTCGGTCGGTCGTGCAGGGCGGTGTGGACTTCGGACTCGGCGTGTTCCTCGCCTACGCTGCCGGGAAGAACAAGGGCGCCATCGCCAAGTTGATCCACGCCGGTGGTGCGGTCGGGGAGACGCTCGCCGGCAAGGTGTCCAACATGCTCGGCATGGGCGCGATGCGGGTCGAGATCAGCACCATCATGGACGGTGGCGACGAACTGGTGACCATCGGCGACAGGGTGTGGAAGGCGAGCGAACTGCGCCGCACCGCCATCGAGACGGGCGTGTACGACAGCTTCGACCGGGCCGAGCTCGTGCAGTCCGTGAACGGACTCAGTAAGCTGTTCCGGGTTCCCGCCGAGGGCGTGAGTTCGATCGCGGAGACGGTGTCGCTCCGGAAGCGCCTCGCCCTCTACACGGTCCTGATCGAGGAAGGAATGCAGCCGGCGCAGGCCGGGCGCGCAACCGTTGAGGCGCTGTTCGACTACCGGGCCATCCTGAGCGAGGGGGAGCAGCACTGGCTCCGTCAGGTGCTTCTCCCGTTCTGGTCGTGGCAGAAGTCGATGAACCGTCTGGTCATCAACTCGGTGGCCTCGCCGATGGGCGCGTACCGACTGAGGGTCACGCACCAGGTCGGCGAGAAGGCGCAGGAGATGGCTGCCGAGGCGCCCACCACGGAAGGGGACGACGTAGGCATTCTCAACACCTTCATGCTCGCGGACGAGGTCAAGCACTACGACCGGTTCAGGCGGTTCCGCGCCTTGGCGGAGGCGGTCAACCCCGACCTCACGCCCGAGAACTGGAACGCGATCCTCCTTCGCAGCAACCCTACGGTGCCGGTGACGATGGAGTGGGCCAAAGACCCCACCATCCCCAAGGAGGCATGGCTCGAGCCGGACGACGTGGACATCATCCGCGCCTACCTGTCCCCGTGGTACAGCGAGCAGATGGCGCGGTCCTACCTCCGCGACCGGACGCAGGTTCGGATGAAGCACCCGGTCACCACCGAGGGGAAGGTGGTGCCCACCGAGACGTGGCACGCGGTCGCCCCCCACTCTGGCCTCGCCGGGTCGATGGAGTGGTTCTCGATGGTGACGGCGGGCTCCCTCGCCGCCGGTGCGATCGGTCTGAAGACTCTTGGGGTTTCGGGTGACTGGCTGAGCATGAACACGCCGGGTGAGGCACTCGCGCCGATGCTCGACCCTCGGTCGTCGCCCACCCTCGGGTCGCTGATCGCGTCGATGGACCCCGCCGGCCGGTCCCCGCAGCGGGTGGCCCAGTCGATTCCCAAGACGGCGGACGCTGTGCGCGATGCCATCGCCGGCTTCATGGTGCGATCGGGTGTCGCCGACGGGGACTGGCGAGACGCCACGCCGGGGGTGAAGATTGACGACAAGAGCGGCACCGTCGTCTACACCTTCCGCCCTGAGGTGGCGGCCTTGATCGGGTCGTTCCCCGGCATCGCCGACTTGAACCGGCAGGCGCTGACCTACGAAGGCAGCAAGGGCGAGGCCTACGCGCCGGACGTTGCTCGCATCCTTCTCCAGTCCCTCGGGTTCTCTACGCCCACCGTGGAGAACATGGCTGGGCTGAAGGAAGTGGGCGAACGGACTGCGTGGGTGAAGGCGCAGTTGCCGCAGTACGGCATCTCCCGCGGGGCCGAGGGCGAGCGCCTGATCACGAGCGGCGATGCGCCGGAGTAGCGCCTACTCAACGTGCCGCCACGTCCTCCGCTTCACGATCATCTGAATGGTGGTGTGGCTGACGTAGTGGCGGAGGGCGAGCTGGCGAAGGGGAAAGTGGGCGGCGGCGTCCTCCCGAATCTGCCGTACCTGGTCGGCGTCGAGGCGTGAGTTCCCGTGGTCCTCGCCACGGCGGTAGTTCCGCTCCACCATGCCAACAGGATAGCGGAAACGCCACTATGTTGCCACCTGTCGACCACCGTTCGGGTATGCTCGGCGGGTAAGGGGAATCCGACCATGGCCAACATCCGCCGCAGCATGATCAAGCCCGCCGCCGTGAGCGCCCTCGCGCTTCAGGGCTCCACCTCCGGGCAGGTGCTCGTCGCGCAGGGCGCCACGTCCTCCCCGCTGTGGAAGAGCGTCAGCGGCGACGTGAGCATCGCGGCATCGGGCGCCGTCACCATCGGGGCCGGAAAGGTCACCGAGGCGATGGTCGTGGCCAACACCCTCTCCGCGCTCGTCGCGAAGGACACCACCACCGCGGCCGCCGGCGCGATGACCGCGGCGATGGTCGGCATCCCGGTGGTCATGCAGTTCGCCATCGCGGACGCAGCCTCTGGCAACCAAGACTTCACCGGCGTGCCCTACAAGTTCCGCGTCACTGAGGTGGTCTACACCAAGACCGGCGGCGCCGGCAACGCCGGCAACTCGATCGCGATGCACAACGGCACCGGCGGCAACGCCATCACCGATGCGATGAACAACGCCACGGACACCGGAACGGCTCGCGCGGCCACCATCGATGATGCCTTCTGGACTGTCTCGGCGGCCGCCACCATTCGCTTCGTGACCGTTCGCGCGGGCGGAAACAACGCCGCCGTCATCACCGTGTTCGGCGTGCGGGTGCCGTAAATGTCCAGCGTCGTCTCTCGCACCCAGGTCACGTTCAAGGTCGGCACCACCGCAGCCAGCGGTGCGTCGACCGAGACGACGATCGCGCTCGGCACATCGCAGGTCAAGTTCCGCCTGCGCCGTGTCAAGGTCAAGCGGGTGGCCGGTACTGCGGCGAACCTCACCCCGTACATTGTGAACCTGACGGGCGCGGCGTCCACGTCGGTCAACAAGGTGTGGCTGGGGTCGGCTACCGGTGTCGCCAGCCTGATCGACGTGAACCCGTCCGCGCCTGCCGATGCGGTGGACTTCACCGACGCGAACGGCAACGTCTACCTCGTGGGCGGATGGGATGCGGGCGCCGACAACACCGCAAGCTACGTCCTCTCGTTCGAGATTCTCGCGTAGGGAGCCATGCGCTACCTGCCCTCCGTTGACACACCGTCAGCGCCACCGAACGGCTACCTGCTGCTCTTCAACGACGCGGCCAGCGGGTTCCTGACGGTCCAACACACGGACCTGTCGACGGTGAACCTCGAGGGGTGGGCGTCCGTTCTGACGACGAAGGGCGACCTGTGGGGCTTCTCCACCGTCAACGCGCGCATCCCCGTCGGCAGCAACGGCCAGGTGCTCACGGCCGACTCGACGGCGGCACTGGGCGTGTCGTGGCAGGCCGGTGGAAGCGGCACCCCTGCGGTGTCGGTCACGAGCGAGACGACCTACGGTATCGCGCCTGCGGTGGGCGTGAGCACGAACTACGCGCGCCAGGACCACACCCATGGGAGCCCGACGGCGCCCACGGCGGCGAGCGTGGGGGCAGACGCAGTCGGCACCTCGGCCGCGGGCATCGCGGCTCACGTCGCGGCCGGCGACCCGCACACGCAGTACATGCTGGAGTCGGCGCTCACGACGAACGAGGACATCTTGATCCGCCGGGGCGGTGTCCCTACTCGGTTGCCGGTCGGCGCCGAGGGGACCGTGCCCGTCGTAGTGGGCGGCGTGGTTGTATGGACCGCGCTCAGCGTGTCGCTCTCCGTGTTCGCGTTCGACGCTCAGGCGTTCGACCTGTCCTCGATGGACGTAATCTCAACCGTCACGCAGGCGTAGAACATGCCCCTTACGACCCTCACATGGCGGCGCATCGCAGATGTCACCGTCTCCGCGGCGAACGTCGAGAACTACCTCGACGCCATCCACACCGCGCTCGGCGCCACCACCTACGAGGATGGCAGCGCACGCACGGCGGGGACCGGGCGGGCGTGGTCGAGCACCAAGGGCGGCGCACCGACGGACCGTTGTGTGCTCTCCCCGCCGAGCGGAAGCGGCTGCAACTCCAAGGTCATCGTGGCCGGGTTCAACGGGGCACGCACCCCGCTGATGAAGTCCCCCGACACCTACCTCTCCAACGCCCTGCACGTCTTGTGCTCCAGCAACGGCGGCACGCTCACGACGTGGGACGGCACGGGCGGAAGCGACCCGCTCGGAGCGGGGATCAACTTCGTGCCCTACAATCGCGCGTCAGCGGCGTGCAGCAGCACCGGCCTCGTCTGCGTGTACGAATGCGCCGAGCAAATCTGCGTCATGGCCCGCGTCGGCGCTTCAAGCTGGTACGGCTTCTGCACGATCACGCTCGACCCCTACAGTAGCGACTCCCTCGACGCTGAGAGCGATGGTCGCGTGTACGGAATCGTGACGAGCGGATCAACAGCCATCCTTACCAGCTTCGAGGCGTCGGGCACCTCGTGGTGGGGGCACAACACGGGCAACGGAAGCGCGCACGCATGGTATCTCCAGCCCGGCACCAGCACCTCGCTCCAACTCGTGCGGGAGTTTACGCGGAGTTCCAGCGCGGCGGGAATGGGAGTGCTCAACAGCGGCAAGTGGGCGCGGATTCCCTCGTGGTATCGCGACAACACGACGAACAACCTCGTCGGGGAGCTCCGCGGCATCCGAAGGACAGGGCGATCTCGGCAGCGCCTCAACATCCTGACCGCTGGCGTGCGATCGATGTACGCGATCGGCGGGTCGGATGCGGCGGACTGCGACGTAATGGGCCTCGTCCATGCTTGAGGCCATGATCATAGCCGTGGCTACCGAACTCGGCGCAACGCGCGTCACCATGCCTGCCGATCTCCTGCTCGAACTGGTGACGATGAAGGGCAAGGTGAAGGTGGAGGCCGGCGCATCCGGCGACAGGTGCATCCGATACTACAAGGGCACCGCGCTCGTGCAGGTGCAGGTGCCATAGACAATAGACGCAAAAAACGATACCATCCCGTCATGCCCGCTCCGGCCCTGCTCGCGCTCGCCGCTGCCGCCGTGGGCTTCTCGCTGCTGGTTGTGACCGTGTGGGGGGACCGTGGCTGACCCCGCGGTGTCGGTCGATGTCGTCGCGGTGCGCTCGGCGCTCGCCGCCGTGCGAGGCGTGGCGCCGGAATCGGCGGCGGTGCTCGATCGTGCGATAGACAGCCTGTTCGCGCGGGTCGATGCGCTACAGTCGGCCGACCCGTTCCGAGCCCTGGTCCTCTCGATGGCCGAGACGATGGCCGCGAGCAATGCCCTCGGCCGCGACATTCGGGCGAGCATCCTCGCCGACCTCGCCCGCGCCGAGGCCGACCGGGAAGCGCGCCTGCTCCTCGAGGCCAAGCAGGCCACCGAGCGACACGCGACCACGCGGCAGGTCTTGACACAGCCTGTCGCGCTCGCCGTCATTGGCGTAGCGAGCACGGCGCTCACCACGCTGGCGACGTGGCTACTCGGGAGGGCATCGCCGTGATCCAACCGCATGCGCTGAGCTACCTCGTTGCGTGCGCGCTCGACCGGGGCGAGGCGTGCCCGCCGGATACGGCCGACGCGATCCGACTGGCGCTACTCGGCGTGTGCCCGGCGGGCTGCTCTTGCGATGCGCGGATCGAACGGCGGCGCCGGCCCGGCCCACCGCCGGGAGTGGAGCGGCGACGGGCGGCAGGGGCGAGGCGGTAGGCCGTCAGGGCGGCGCAACCTACCGCCCCCGAGGTCTACTGCGCCGCTCTCCGTCGTTCCCGCGCGTCCAGCGCCTCGGCGAGCAGGACGCGAACGGCCTCCGCGAGGCCCATGCCGTTGGCCTCGCGGAACGCAGCCACGCGCGCAAGGATGGGCGCGCTCAGGGTGATGTGATGTCGCGTCATTCGGCCTGCCCGATGTTGGAGCCGTCGCCGTCGCCGTAGCCGGAGCCTGCGCCGTCGCCGTCGCCGTCGCCGGAGCCTGCGCCGTAGCCTGCGCCGTAGCCGTAGCCGGAGCCGGAGCCTGCGCCGGAGCCGGAGCCTGCGCCGTAGCCGTAGCCTGCGCCGTAGCCGTAGCCGGAGCCTGCGCCGTAGCCGTAGCCTGCGCCGTAGCCGTAGCCGGAGCCGGAGCCGGAGCCGGAGCCGGAGCCGGAGCCTTGCCCGTTAGGCGTCACGCCGACACCGGCAGCGAGGCAAGTCGCCCAACCGCCGCGGGCGTCGATGCGTGGACCTCGACCAGATTCGACCGCTCCAGCACCACAGTAGTCTCCACCGTCGCCTTGCTCTCCGGCTTCGGGCCGTCGACGGCGAGCGCCGACACGTCCATCGCCTTCCAGTAGTAGATGCGGCGACCGGTGATGGCGAGCACGTTCGCCGTCTCGCGATTTAGGCGGCCCATCCACACGCCGCTGAGGTGGTGGCGGATCGTCACGTCCTTTCCGACGAGGTGGGCGTAGTCGCCCAAGGGCTGGGTGGCGACGGGGGCAACGGTGAGGGCGGCGATCTGCTTGATCTCGCCGAGGGTGAGGCTGTCGATGTCGATCATGGGTGACTCCACGTCCTTGATTGGACAGCACACGGGTAACACACGATCGGCCCACTGTGCAAGAGAATGTTGGCCGTGGTAGAATCGCGGCCATGACGGAACATGAGCACCTCGAAGCGATGCATCCCTACCTTCGGCAGCGCGTGGCCGATGCGCTCGCAGACTGGCGCGCGTCGGCTCCCGCTGGCGAGACAATCGCGCTGGTGGAGTCGGTGCGATCGACCACGACGCAGGCCAAGTATTTCGCGGAGGGCCGGTCGAAAGCCGACGGCGTGAACCGGCTGAGCCTGCACCAGTTCGCTCCCGCGCTCGCGGCCGATGTCGCGGTGCTCCGCGGCGGGAAGTACGTCGCGAAGGCGTCCGATCCAGCGTGGGCACGCTGGGGCGTGTGTGCGGTGGCGCATGGCCTGGAATGGGGCGGCGCGTGGGCCGGCCTCGTGGATTGCCCCCATGTGCAGGTGCCCGTCAAGCAGCGCGTTCGGCTCGCGCAGGTGGCCGCGGGCGTCGAGCCGGATGGCGTGTGGGGGCCGGCGACGGAACGCGCTGTGGGTGGTCCGTTCCGCGGTGGGAGCGGGTGGGAACGCATGAGCCTCGCCGCGTGGTCGGCATTGGAGCACGGATGAACCGCCGCAAGCGCGAGCTTCGCGAGGAGCAGGCCACCGGCCTCGGGGTGCCGCCGTTCTCGCTCTACACGGAGGAGCAGGGGCCGATGTCGTGGCGAGCGCCGCGGCTTACGCTACCCGGCAAGCCCCCCCACCGCATCGCTTCCACGGTGACCCGATGAACGCACTACCCTCTCGCCCGTCCCTCGGCCGCCGTGAACGGTGGCTGGCCGTCGCTGTCCTATTCGTGATGAGCGAAGGGCTCGCGATCCGCCTCGGCATCACGGTCCCAGCCGAGCACGTCAGCATCGCCCTCGGCGCGATCATCGCGTTTGTGGGCGGCGAGACGTGGCGACCCAGCGGCACCAGCCGACCGACGGCCGGCGAGTGATCGGCGCCATCGTCGGCCTTGTCGGCGCTGTCGTCGCGCTCATCCCCACGCCCGACCCTGCGATCCGCCGCGCTCGCCTCGTGCGTCAGTGGACGGCGACGGTCGCGCGGTTGGAGGCGCTGCCGAAGCGCACGCCCGCGCAGGAGGGGCGGCTGGCGGGCGCGAGGGCGGCGCTGGGGGAGATCAGAGGGGAGGGGTAGGCTACTCGCGGTGGTCGCCGCGGTTGGTGGTGGTCGCCGTCAGCTCACGTCGCCACGCTTCCGCCGCCGCGACGAGGGCAGCGCCGCCCGTTGGCCCGCAGCCGAGTAGGCGCCCGTCTCGGGAGAGGACGCACCACGTCAGGTCACCTGCGGGCGTGCTCCACGTCGGCACGAGGTGCGCGATCGGGTCCACCAGCCTGCACACGATCGCCAGCATCGCGCCGAGGGTCGCGCCGTCGTTGAGGTCGGGCGCCCCGTTTGACGGGCGCCGTTCGTACCAGCCGTCCACACAGCCGAACCGGCATCGGTCGTACTTGACTTCCGCATCGTTCAGGCGACGAGGCGGCGAGTCGTCCCATGCACATAGCATCCCCGGCGCCCACGCCTTGTCTCCCAGCGCCTCCACCCATCGGCGGCCGAGTTCGCGATCCTGGCTCATGTCGTGCTCCGGGTGAGCTCATCCCTGGCCCTGCTCGCCGCGAGCACGAGCAAGCACACGTCCATTTCCCCGCGCGGGTCCATCTCCGCGACCGACGGCGCACGCCCGGCTACGAGAGCCGCGAGCGCGGCGGATACGGCGTGGTCGAAGGGGTCGATCACGGCGTCACCACGCGCCACGCGCTGACGTGCTGGTGCGTCGACAGCTCCGCGAACGGACGCCACTTACGGCCGCCGTACACGCGAGCCTCCAGCGCAGGGCCGGGGCCTACCTGAAGCGGCCAACTGGCGGGCGTCTCGCCGAAGCTGTTGAGGACGACCGGCAGGCCAGCGCGGCGAGCATAGTAGGTCGCGGTGCGCGCGTAGAAACGCACGTCCTCCGTGATGTGCGTCAGTCCCGACGCCTCCAGCCTCGCGATCTCAGCGGCTCGCGCCTCCCGCTGCTCGACGCGGTGGCGCCACTCGCGGGCATCGCTCGCAGCGGCTTGCAGCAGGCGGGCGAGGCTGTCGGCTTCCGCGGCGGTCATGCCGAGGCCGTCGCAGTAGACGAGGCCGCCTTCGTGGCGGACTTCGATGGTGCGGGCCATCAGCAGACCTTCCCGCCGTGGCGGTGGCTGCGCGTCTTGTTGAATGCGAGCTTCGCGATGATCTCGGCTTGCAGGTCGATGTCGAGCGCGCCGCACAGGTCGGCGATGCGGATCACAACGTCGGCGAGCTCGCTGGGCAGGCCCTCGGGCTTGCCGTCGTCGCGGAGCGTGGTGACCAGCTTGCCGACGCGGTAGTCCTCCAGCGCCTCGCTCACCTCGGAGTGAATCAGGCACAGCTTCTCCGGCACCGTCGCGAGCACCGCGGCCCGGTCGATCTGGTCGCCGAACAGGCCCGGCGAGTAGAAGCCATCCCACCAGCCATGATTTACGGCGGTGTCGTGGGCGTCGTGGGTGAGGTTGGTGATGGTCATGGTCAGTCCTGATCGGTGTCGAGGGTGGGAGACTAAAGGGAGAGTTACACGGGGGGCCTTCCCTGCACCGAGTCGGCCCCCCGTGACCCCATCGGGATTGATGGGGATGTGGTCAGTACGCCGCGGGCTGGTAGCCCTCGACGCGCTGTCGTGCGATTTGCTCGATCGCGTTGCGCTCGCTGCGGCTCACGAGCTCGTCGGGGTCGAGGTCGGCCCACGACGGGCGGGTGCCGGTGACGAGGCCGGCGGCGTGAGCGGCTACGGCGGCGTCGTAGACGGCTACCCACGCTGAGAAGGAGTCGAGGACCAGGGGCGTCATGGGAGCACCGAAAGGGCGGGGAGGGTGAGCGAGCCGTCGTCGTTCTTCAGGGCGTAGTTGGCTTCGAGAAGCCGAGCCCGAACGCGAGCGCGTTCCGCATCGGCTTCCTCGCGGGTGGCGAATGGGTAGCCGTTGAGCAGCCATGCCTCGTTGACGTACACGGGCGGGTCACTCACGGCGCGAACGCCCTGAATGGGTACGCCGCCGCGCGACACACTCAACACCGACCACGTCATCACATCCGGCCGCGCATCAGCCCAGCGAAGATTGTGCCCCCGCTCGCGCAGCCAGAGGATCGCCGTGTGCAGGCCGAGCGGGTCGGTGAGGTCGAGCCGCACCTCCTCGGGCGCCACCTCCTCGCTGTCGGTGCCGATGCCGTAGATGTCGGCCAATCCGCCATCCTGCACCATGACGCGGCCGTACTGATGGACGCCCGCGATCTCGGTGTCGGAGGCGAGTTGCACGCGCACCGGACTCCCCCGACGCAAGAGGCCAGGAATGGCGCCCGTGAGCACGAGGGGCGTCATGGCAGCACCTCAACGATGTGGTCGGGATTCATCTCCACCAGTGCTTCGTGCCCATCGCAGGTGCAGCCGTGGGGTCGGCGGCGCGCGACGTACTCGGCCACGTCACCCTCGGGCTCGACGTACACGCGAACCTTCGTCGGGCTCACAGGGTCGTCACCCCGAAAGTGCCGACAGGTGCCGACGATCTCAACAAACGACCCGGTGGTTTTCAGTTGGCAGCCGGCCAGTGAGAAGCTGCCGAGCGGCTTCGGCTGGAACCAGCGGGCGCGGACTCGAGTGCCTTTGACGATGAAGGGCAGGGGCGTCATGGGGTGGCCTTCGCGGCGAGGTCGGCGGCTACAACCATCTGAGCCTCCTTCATCGGGCACACCTCGTCGCGCTTCAGGCTAAGAAACCCGTGCGCCTGACACCCGCCGTGATGATCGTACCAGCACGGTTCATCGTCAACGAGGCTGGCGAGAATGTCGCGCAGGCGGTCGCGCTCGGCCCGCGCCTCGTCGCGTTCGGCCACCAGCTCCGCGATCCGCTCGGCAGCCCCGTCGATAGACCGCTGCATGGTGGCATCGTGGGCATCGAAGCACGACCGGATGTACAGCGGCACGTTGCCGTCGAAGGCTACGGTGGTGACGGGGATAGCGCCCATGCAGGCGCTGACCGTGGCCCGCGCCTCGTCACGCTCATCCATGTAGCCGCGCGCCATCGTGCGGAAGTGCTCCACGTCGGCGATGTCGCGGCGCTGCTCCTCCTCCAGCACGGCGATGCGTGCCCGCGCCTCGTCACGGTCGCGCCTCGCGAGCGACAGCAGCACCGCGTGCGCCTCGTGCTCGATGCGGAGGGCGGCGAGGTCGGCTTCGAGGGCGACGACGGTGGCCGCGAGGTCGGGAGCGGCGGCGATGAGGGCGGCGTTGTAGCCCCATGCCCCTCGGCGTCCGCCCGGCTGGGCACAAACGATCGTGTAGCCGTCCTCGTCGGGCTCGGCGAGGACTCGATCCGACATCCCGGCCACCCGAGAACTCCACGGGCCGGGCGTGGCGGCTTCCAACAACCCCCGCGCCTCCTCGGCGGTGACGCGGTTACCCACGGGGCACCGCCAACTTCGCCCGCGCAGCGTCCACCCGAGCCTGGAGGTCGGGATGCGTATCCGACGAGAACCACCCAGCGGAGGCGGCGCGAGGGGCGAGCGCCGTCCCCGCCAACTGTGCATCAACCTTGCGAAGCTCATGCCCGATGGGAAGCTGCGCCTGCATCCAGCCCGCGAGGCAGTGGGCCGACCCGCACGCTCCGACGTCGGGGGCGGCTTCGGCATCGTAACCGGCATCGTGCCACAGGCCCTGATTCCACAGCGCCGGCTCGCGTGCGATGGCGGCGATGGCGGCGGTGAGGGTGGCCTCCTCTTCTTCGGGAGTGGCGACGCCCACCGCCTCGCTCAGGTCGGCCCCGCTCAGGTCGGCCCCGCTCAGGTCGGCCCCGCTCAGGTTGGCTCCGCGCAGGTCGGCCCCGCGCAGGTCGGCCCAGCGCAGGTCGGCCCAGCGCAGGTCGGCCCCGCTCAGGTTGGCTCCGCGCAGGTCGGCCCGGCGCCCGGCAGGCACCACGTCACACTGCGTCGGTACCCACTCGGCTTGCAGGCGGAGGATGACGGCCAGCGCCGCCGCGAGAACGACGCGGCCGGAGAACGGCGCGGCCCCCTCGTAGGGGATGATGGTGGCGCCGTCGGGAGGGGTGCCGTAGGTGACGGCGCCGGAGGGGGTAAGGAAGAAGGTGGTAGTCATTCGCTGTCCTCGTCGGTTTCGGTTTCGTCCTCATCGCCGCCGTAGAAGTCGGCGGCGTAGCGGTCCAGCATGCGGTCGTGGTAGTCGTCGGCGGTCACGCGGCCTCCAGCTCGATCGCGTCGAGGAGGGCGGTGGTGAGACGATCCCACGTCGCCCCCACCTCCGCCCGCGCCTCCGCCGCCCACGCCGCCGCCCCCGACGCCGCCCACTCGGTGGCAGTTGGCTCGTCGCCGTCGATCACGCGCCGCCAGAGTGCTGCGACGCGCTCACAAGAGCCGCTGGTGTCCCGAACACCAGCCTCGCCCATCGTGGCGATCATGAACCGTGCGAGCACGCGCCGCCATACGGCGGGGTCGCGCCGCTCGGCGCCGCGACGCACGACGGCGGAGAAGCGGCGAACCATCGCCGGCCACGCCACCGCCGTGCCGTTGTCGTCGATGCTCGGCGCAAGCTGCGCGAGCCAACGCGGAAGCACCGCCGCCGGGCACGCGGCCACGTTACCCGCCCCCACCTCGGGAGCGATGGCCAGCAGAAGGCAAGCTCGCTCCTGCCCGTCTCCCCACTCGTGGCGGACGAGCGCGCCTCGCGCGATGAACGCGTCAAGCCGATCAAACCGGTCGCCAATGTCGTCGGCGCTCACGGCATCACCTCGACGCGCGGGCCGATCACCATCGGCATGGGCCGGCAGGCCATCACGTCGAAGCCGTCGCAGGGCATCCGGAGATGGTCGTACCCCGTGGTAGTTTCCACCGGCACGGCCTTGCCGGCGTAGACGCGGGCGAAGTCCTCCAAGCGGAGGTGGAGCGTAGGCTTGTAGGCGCTCAGCTTGGCGCCGATGATGTACTCGATCTGGTGGGCGTCGAGAAACGCGCGCATCGCTTCGGCGGTGGCGGTGAGTTCGGTGGGGGTCATCGTGGCTCCTTGTCGCGGGTCCATCCCGCACCTCAGTATGCTCCGCTGCCCGTCGCGCGGCAAGAGAAACGTGCAAGAAAGTTTCGCCACCCGTTCGCGTGACGTTCCCCCCGCGTGGTGGTAAGCTGCTCTCGCGCCGCCCTCACGGGGCACGGTTTCGCCTTCCGTCCAATCCGGGTGGTCGAGTCCGCGGGGCCTGCCCGGCCCGATGCGCTGCGGAGACGCAGCCGGCGCACCACACCAACGGAGGACACTTGGCCAACGACACGCCCCACCGCCCCGACCCACACGGCTACGGCCTGACCCGCAGCGTCACCCGCTGCATCCTGTGCGGCGAGCGCCCGTACAGCTACCCCGGCAAGCGGTGCGGCCCGTGCTTCCGCGAGGCCAACGGCGGTGCCCTCGTCGCGCTGGCGCCCCTGGTGATCGACCTGCCCGCGGTGGTCGTCGCGCCAGTCGTCATCGCGCCTGCCCCGAAGCCGCCGAAGCCCGCGCCCGTCGTCAAGGTGCGCGTGCCCTGCCCGCCGAAGATGTGCCGTTGGCCCGGCTGCGACCGCCCGCACTCGTCGCACGGCGCCTGCCGTCGGGACTCGCGCCGACTCGCCGACATGGGCGCCATCGGGACCGACCCGGCGACGTGGGAGGAGCGGTGGAGCGACTACCGCGCCGAACTGGCGGGGCTCGCCGCGTGGAATGGCGCGGTGCATCGGGGGCTCGGCAAGTTCGAGCGCCGGCCCACGATCACGCTGGAGCAGTACCGCGCGATGGTGCGCCGATGAGCTGGGGCGCATGGCTCAGCCACGCCGACGGCCCCGTGACCGTGGACTGGCAGCCGGCACCGCCTCGACCATCAGATGTCGCCGTGCGTGACCTCCTGGTGAGCGGACCGATGACCGTGCGCCGACTCGCCACGCTCACCGGGTACACGCAGCACACCGTGAGGGCGGCGATCCGGCGGCTGGGCTACCGGGTGGGTGGGCCGATTGGTGGGGTACGGAGGGTGCGGGGGTGAGCGACGACGTGATCGACCTTCTCGCCGAGAAAGCGAAGCGGCGTCCGGCAGCGTCCGTGCTCACCGTGATCGCCACCGATGTCGGCAGCACACCCGGCCTCGGTCACTTCGCGTGGACGTGGGAGGTCATGGACAACGCCGACGAGTGGCGGCCGAGCAACCGGCAGTTCGCCGAGCAGTTGCGGCGGATCGCGGATCGGTGGGATCCTCCGAAGGCTCCGGCGAAGGGGCGACGGTTGAAGGTGAGGCGGGGGCGCCGTTGAGCAACCCCACCTTCGCCACCTTCGACTACCCCGGCCGTGGAGGCAGCGATCTCGCGCCGAACCTGTCTGCGATCCTGGACCGCCGCTGGCTCGCCGACTGGCGCGAGCTGCGGTCGCTCGCTCGGCAGCCGGTGGGGGACTACCAAGGGATCGTCCTCCAAGAGCTGCGCGCGAGGTGGGAGGCGAGGCGGAGGTGAGTCAGCCGAACAGGCGGTGCTGAACGGCGACGGTGTGGGCTGGCGGGCGGCTCATCGTCAGCGCCTCAGTGGCGACCCTGGCAAAAGTTCTGCGCTGACCACGCCTCCCCCCGGTGATGTCCGTCGCGTGCCAGCCGAGCGCCGTCAACTCCACCACTGGCACTGCCTCGCTCATGCACACGGTCGCGCCGAGGCTGTCGAAGTCGAGCGCGTGCCGAACCTGCTCCGCGCGCGGCAACGTGTGGAGGTAGCCTGTGGTGCCCTCGTAGGGGCCATCCATGTAGACCACGACGCCGGAGAGATCGCCCGGCGTGCCCAGCCAGCGCGCGACATCGGCCGCGGCGGGGATGGTGGGCAGCACGGCGACGGGGGGCCAGCGGGAGGCTCGAGCCGCGGTGGACCACAGCCCCGCCTCCTGCTCGCAGGTGCGCGCCTTGGCCCCGCCGCCGCCCGTGTCGGTGGGCTCGCGGTCCTCGAGCAGGCCAGCGTTGAATCCGCTCTCGGGGACACCGCGGCGGTACGACCACTGACCGAGGAGCGCCCACTTGGCGACATCCTCAAACGCCCCCGCCAACACCTCCGGCGACGTGGCGAACTCCCCACCGAACCGAGTCCCGCCCTTGCCGGTGTTCATCAGGTCGGGGCCGGCGACGTTGATCAGGCGGTTGCTGGAGGCGATGGTGGCGTAGGCGGCAAGGTTCTTGCAGGCGGCGGACGTATCTTGGCGGCGTTCACCGGGGCCAACAAACCCGGTGCGGACGTTGCCCTGCTCGTAACTCCACATCGAGGAGATCACCCAGCCGGCGAGATCGTCGCTCACCGGCCCCCGAGCCTTCCGCTCCGCCCGCAGCCGCTCCCACAGCGCACGGGGCTCCTCGTCAGCCCAGCCTCGGATGATCTCGGCGATCCGGGTGAGCATCGCGGCATCGGGGTAGGCCCGGAGTAGGGCGCGGACATCGGGATCGGCTTCGGCCCACAGGTAGGCGTCGGCACCTTCGCCGGAGCGCAGGCCGAGGGCGTCGAGGATCACGGCAGCGTAGCCGGCCTTGTTGCCCATCCGTGAAATCGGCGGGCGGCAGTGGGCGCCGCCGTGAAGGCGGAGCGACACCGACGCGAGCCCGGCGGGGAACTCGCAGAACGCTCGCGGCTTGCTCATCGTGACTCCAAGGTGTGGTGGTCCGCTGCGTGTGCCCCCTGCTCGGGAGCGCCTTCACTCAGGCCGCTGTGGGGGCGAACCAACTCCCCCGGTTGCTGGCGACCCCACGAATACCCACGAGGGCCGCCGAGGTCGCCGGCTTCGGTCAATCCGCGACGGAGCCGGCCGCCGCTTGGAGGTTGGCGGCCCCCTTACTCGGATACGGACGCGACGAGAGCCGCTTCGATGCGGAGTACCAGATCGTGCAAGTCGTCGTCGCTCATCTGGACATCGCCAACGGCAACCCGCGCCTCGTCCAGCAGCGCCCGCAACCGCTCGTTCTCCGCCAGCACCTCCGCGAGCGCGTCACGGAGAGCGGGGGCGGCGGCGCACAGGTGCATGTCGGCATCGGTGCGCGGGATCGTCCATACGTCGCGGGTGATGTGCGACGTTTGCAGGATGCTTTGTCCGTCCTTGGCGACGTACCACGGCCCCGGCGTAGCGCCTTCCGGCAGCGAGGCCAGGAGTTCGCGGGGGGTCAAGACTCACCCCCGTCGGCGGGCACCACCACGGCCTGCTCCTCACGGATGCCCAGCGCGTCGTCCAGCGCACCGCTGCCGATGGCGGGGCGGCTCGCCACGGACGGCGGGACCACAACGGCGGACACGTCGATCGCGTCGTCGTGGTCGTGGCTCAGTGCCTCGCGCGTGGCGATGTCGTCGATCGGGATGCCGCCGCGACTGAAGGCGTACTTGATCGCGGTCTTCAGCGCCATCTCAGACGCCCACTTGAACCACGGCGACGACTTCGACCACTCGTCGGCGCCCGGCTTCGCGCCGCGCTGGTATGCGTCGGACTGGTTGCGGCGCTTCTCGATCTGCCCGCGGTTGACGTACTCCACGCCGACCTGCTTGCCGTCGCTCAGGCGGTAGACGCGGACGATGACACCGCGCATCTCCTCCCAGTTCTCCTCCACGCGATCCAGGTTCGGGACGTGCTTGATGTGGATCGTCTCGCCCTCTTCGTACTCGAACACCTCGTCGGTGTAGACCACGCGGGCCTTGACCGTGTAGCCGGCGCGGGTCGCGAGCTTCTGCAAGCCGCGGTGGCTGATCATCCAGTTGAGCGTCTGCTGCCCCTTCACGCGCCGCGGCACGAGGTAGCAATCCGGGTTCGGCCCGCCGGGCATGAGGTTGGTGAGCGCCGAGATCGCGACGCACGAGGCCACGCTGCCGGCGTCGCACTCGTAGACGGCTGGGTTGGCGAGCGCGGTGGCGCGGAAGGCGAGCGCGGTGCGAGCGGCGGCCTTCTTGCCCTCCTCGCTGCCGAGTACCTTCTCCAGTTCGCGCATGGCGAGGGCTTCGACGCTGCGGCCGTACTGCTGGGCAGGCGTGAGTTGCTGAGCGGGGCGGGTGACGAGTTCTTCGGTGGCCATGGGCTACTCCTTGAGGTTGACGAGGGTGCGGGTGGGTTCGCCGGTCTTGATGAGTCCGGCGGCTTCGAGTTGGGCGAACAGGGCGGGAGCCTTCTTCTGGATGTCGCCGACGCTGACCGAGACGCGCCCCTTCGTCGGGCGCCAGTCCGCGAGGCCGGCGAGGCCACGGGCGTCGGCGATGGCCGCCTTCACATGGTTCGCCGCTGCCGTCTCGGCGGCTTCGGCGGCGACGACGGCGAGCTTCGCGGCGCGCCACTCCTCCACGAGTTCACGTTCCGATTCGGTGGCCTCGCGCAACTCCGGCCGGGGCGCGCGGTGCAGGGCGAGCAGCGCACGGGCGGCGCCCTCGCTGCCGTCGATCGCAGGCATCGCCTGGTCGCGGACGTGACGCTCCCACCAGCCCCGGATGTGGGCCGTCAAGGCACCCTCGCGGCGGTCGTCCCGCTCGATGGTGTAGGCGCGGAACTCCTCGCGCATGGGGCAGAAGGCGAGCAGGTAGGAGCGGCGCACGGTGATGCCCATGGCGGCGGTCGTGGCGGCCTGCCAAAGCACCTGAGCGGCGTAGTAGGGCGGCACGCCGGCCAGCCCCTCGGCTTCGTCGCCCCACCCGGAGAAGTCGCGGGCGGTCTTGACCTCGAAGAGATCGACCACGCTGCCGGGGGTCGGCGCCCCTTCGGCGACGGTGCCCTCGATGATCGCGAAGCCGTCGGGCCGGGAGTGCCGCCACGTCGGGGTTTCCACCGGGCGCCAAGGCTCGCCGGTGATCGGCGGGCCACGGTGGATGGTGACGCCGTACTCCTCCTCTCGCCAGCCGAGGAGCGCCCGCTCCATCATCCGGCCCCGCTTCATCACTGGCGTGTCCTTGTCACTGTAGGCGGTGAGGCCCACGAGGCGAGCCCAGACCTCGTGCGGCGACTGCCACGGGGAGAGGCCCAGGATCGCGGCGACGGCGCTGCTGCCGATGGTGTCGGTGGGCGCGCTCACGCCACACCCCCATCGCGGATCACAACCGCGCCAGCATCGGCCACGCCGACACGCTCGAGCCAGAGTTGCGCTCCGGCTGCGTGGGCGATGTCGGCCACGAGTTGCATGTTCTCCTCGTCCAACTGGCTCCCGTTGCGGATCAGCACCAGCTTGACCGGCTTGTCCCCGGCGAGCGCGATGGCCATGCTCACCTCGATCCGCTTGGCCTCGTTGACCTGGGCGAGCGGCAAGCCGTCGAAGGTCACGCTGCCGTCGAGGTCGAAGCCGAGCCCCTTCACGGGGAAGGTGGCGGCGGCGAGCATCGCGGCGCGCTCGGCGTCGAGGGCGGCGATCTCAGCGGTCTTGGCGGCGTACTCCTTCCGGCCGGCGGCGACCTTCTCCTCCTGCGCCTTGCGGGCGGCGTTGGCGCGTACCTTCGCGTTGAGGGCGTCGGCTTCCTTGCGCGCGGCGGCGTTCTGCTCGGCGGCGAGGCGCAGGGCTTCGGCGTTGGCGCGCTCCACGTCGGCAAGGCGTTCGCGGATCGGGGTGGGGTCGGTGACAACGAGAGCGTTGGCCTCGCTGGCGAGGCGCGTGGCCTCCTCACGCTTCGCCGTAGCCTTGCCTGCCGCCACACGCTCTTCCTCCTCGGCGTCGGCGAGTTGGCGACGCAGCATCCCGACCTTGCCGGATGCGCTGCTGTGAATGTCGAGCAGGGTATCGGCGACGCGGGACTCGTTGGCGGCATCGCGAGTCGCCGCCTCCTTCGCCCGCGCCGTCGCGTCAGCAACGGCCAACTCCGCCACGATGTCGCTCGCGCTCACGAGTTCCGGAGTCACCACGACGGGCTCGACCACCTCGGCCGGCGCATCGGGGTGGTGCGCCATCGAGGCAAGCGCCCCGGCTTCGTCCTTCCCGGTGCGCCCGATGTCGGTGCGGCTGTCGAACGCCGCCTTGCGCTTCACGTCGAGCGCGGTGGTATCGACGCCCGCGATCGTGCGGAGGGTCGCCGCCTGCTCTGCGGGCTTCGACGCCATGAAGGCGATCGGGTCGCAGCCGAGGGCGTTGATGCGAGCGTCGAGCCAGGTCTGCGGCGACGGGGCGCGCATTCCGTCGGCGGACGTGATGGTGAGGGAGCCGCCGATGTCGCCGTTCTCCTTCCGCGTGAAGGTGCGGCGGACGGTGAAGCCGTCGATCACGGCGACGATCTCGCCCTCGTTCTCACCGCGCCGGATGGGCTCGGCGGGGATGGCCGACTTGCCCATGAGCAGGGCCGTGATGGCATCGAGGGCGCTGGACTTGCCGGCGCCATTCTTGCCGGCGAGGACGATGACCTCCTTGTCGCAGTCGATGGCGACCTTGCGGAGTCCCTTGAAGTTCTGAACGGTGAGGGCTGAGATTCGCATGTAACGCTCCATGCTCGGCGGAATGCCTTGCCACCCCATCATGCCCCGTTGCCTGTCGGGTGTCCAACAAATAGTGCGCGAAAGTTTCCGCGCCCGTTCGCTTGCGGTTCCCGTCGCTCTGGAGTAGGCTACCAGCATGACCAACCCGCCCCCCAACGCCTACCGCATCGACAACGAGGAAGGGGACACCCTCTCCGGCCCCTTCCTCACCATCGAGGCCGCTCGCGATGGTCTGTCGCGCCTCGTGCGTCATCCTCGCTACGGCACGCCGCAGATCGTGGCGTGCTGGGTGTACGTTGACATCGAGGGCCGGCGTACCATGGACATCCTCCCCCGCGGGTCGATGTCGGTGAACTACGGGCCTGACTCGACCGACCCCCACCGGGCAGTCGCGTTTCCGTCGGTGTCGGCATGACCACTGAACCGACCGATGTCTCCACCTTCCTCGCGTGGATTCGCGGCCCACTCTCGACACAGGAGGCGGCCGAAGCCGTTGGTGTGTCGCGGCGCTCGTGGCACTACTATGAGGCCGGGCGCCTGCCGAAGCCGGCGGTAATGGCGCGCATCCTCGTCGGGCTCGACATGCCCGCGGCGATGGCGCGCAAGCTGCGGAAGCTCTACGCGGCGGAGAGGGCGGCGCAGAACGTGGCCAAGCGGGCGGTGCGGTCGTGAGTCGCCCCTTCGGCACGAACGACCCCGCGTGGCCGCTCTCTCCCGAGGAAGCCGCCGCCTGTCAGCACCTCCACCTCGACTCCTGCTACGGCGTGGACGGCCCCTACTGAATGTCCTACCACTGCCCGCGGTGCGGGTTCTACTACTGCGAGAACTTCGGCGCGTCGCTCAGCTTCGCGTTGGAACAATGGCCGGCGGAAGTGCTCGGACAAGAGCCGGCCGCGCCGCCGATGAAAGACGACCCCGACAACTACCCGTCTTGAAGGAGCCCGAATGACCCCCTCCACCAAGCAACGCCGCGCCATCGAGGAAGCCGTCGGCGAGTTCGGACTCGCCTGCGAACGGGCTGCCCGCCTACATCGTGAGGAAGCCGATGCGCTGACGCGGTGGTGCGAGTCGCGCAGCGACATCGCAGAGGCGCTGATGGAGGGCAAGGTGGACACCGCCACCATCCTCCGGCACTACGCCGACGCGAACGCCCTCGCTCGTGCGGAAGCCGCTCGTGTGGATGCGGTGGCCCTCGCCAAGCGTGGGCACGGCGACATCATCGCGGCGTGCCTGCTGCTCGCGGAGGTCGAGTGACCCCCAACATCCCCCGCCCTGACCGACTCGTTCGCATCGAGCAGTGGTCCGTGCAGGTCGATCCGTACAAGGCGCCCGAAGACCCGCGCAGCCGCATCTTCCTCCGCGGCAACGTCTACGGCTACCCTGGCCGACCGGATGGCCACCCCGTCGATACCGGCCACATCTACGGGGCCGAGGGGCGCGTGGCGTGGGGCAGGCGTACCGCCTACGAACTGGGCGAGCCGGAGCCGGCGTACCTCGCGTGGCTGGAGGCGAATGGCGTGCCGTTCGACGCCGAGCAGCCGATCAAGATGGTGGTGCGGTCGTGACCCCCGCCAACCTTGAAACCCTCGTGTGCCACTGCGTCGCCACCGGCCTGATCCTGGAGATCGTTTACCACCCCGACGCTGATCCGGGTGACGGGCGCGGCTGGTCGGTGACGGTGGGGGACAAGCACCACCACGGCGACGGGTCGCTTGACGGGGCCGTGACGGCGGCGTTGGTGACGCTGTGAACGACGGCATCTCGGAGGTCTACGTCATGCCCACCTACGGGAAGGGCGGATCTGACGCACACATCGTGTCCATGCGCAAGGCCGGCGGAGAGTGGTGGCACTTCGTGGGCAACGTGCTGCAGCGCAAGGCCACCACGCTCGAATCGCTCCTGCCGCTGGCTCCTGCGCTGTGGCAGGAGCTTGCGGAGTGCGAAGGGTGGTGGAAGCGTGCGGAGGATGCAGAGGCCAATCTCGCCGAGGTGGAGATGCTGAGCGCGAAGGTGGCGAAGGTGGCCGACCGCATCCCCCGCGCCACGCTGTTCACCTGTCGATGCTGTGACCGCAGCGTACAGGGCCGCGTCGATGGCACGGTGTTGGAGCCGGGATGGCGACGGATCGAGCGCATCGACGGGCCGAACGCCATCTGCCCATCCTGTGAGGCTGACCCCACCGCGCTGGATGCACTGCGGCTGGATGGCTACGAGGACGCCCACCTTGGGGCCTCGATGCCGGTGCAACCATGACCCCCACGATCTCCCCCCTCGCCCGCGGCTGGGTCGCGCACATCGCCGGCCAGCCCTGTCGCGTGCTCGGCCTCGCATCGCGCGAGCGGTGGAGACTGCGCCGGCCCAATGGGGAGGCGTTTACCGTGGCCGTGGGCGCGGTGGAGATGGCCGCGATTGAGGCGAGCCTGCGTAGGGCGGGGAAGCTGGGGGCGGCCGATGTCTGACCTGCTCACCCCACAACCGCCGCCCACCAACGAGGCCGGCGACCTGTGGGCCACCATCATCGCCCGCGAGGAGGACGCCACACTGCGCGCCCTGTTCGCCGCTCGACGTGAGCAGGGCATCGCGAAGTACGGGCGACCGCTCGGGCTCGACAACGGCCGCGACTTTCGGGCCGATGCGATTCAGGAGGCGTTGGATGGCCTCGTGTACGCAGAAGGGCTGGGCGACTCCGCGGCGGCGAGCTGGGTGCGCGTGTGCTTTCGCGCGGCGTTGCGGACGCTCGTGATGGAGGTGGGACCATGACCTGCGCCTGCATCTCCCCCAACGCTGACGACTGCGCGCGCATCCGCTACGGCCGACCGTTGCACGACGGTGAGGCGGACCCGTGCGACTGCTCGTGCCATGACGAGGACGAGGACTGCCACGCCTGCGGTGCCTCGCCCTGCGAGTGCGCCGAGGACGACTTCTGGCACGACGACTACGACCTCGACGGGTGCCGCGTGTTCGATGCTCACGGCTACCTGACCGGCTACCCACACGGCGACCGAAAGGGGCGCGCGCTCATGCTGGCCATCGACCGTGTGCGCGAGCCGACGAGGACAACCATTCGGGCCATTGCACGCACGCTGTCCCCGGTGGGGGCGCCGCTGGGTGGACACTCCTGGCAGCGTCGGCTGCGGAGACTGCGGGCGATGCAGGCCGAACGCAAGCACGCGCGGAACTGGCGGTGCCCGCAATGTGGACTCGGCACAGGGCTGGTGGGGGACTGTCAATGCAATCCGTTCTGACCCCGCGGCCCATCGTGCTGGTCACGGGTGGTCGCGACTACGCCGACCGCGCCAACGTCTCCCGCGTGCTGATGGAGATCGGCCCCGGCCTCGTGATCCAGGGCGGCGCGCGCGGCGCCGACGAGATGGCGCGCTCGTGGGCTGTGACCAACGGCGTGCATACCTGCGAAGTCCCGGCGTTGTGGGACAACTACGGCAAGGCGGCTGGGCACAAGCGAAACGCGGTGATGGTCGAACTCTGCGCGCGCCTCGGCGGAATCGTAGTCGCGTTCCCCGGTGGGGCCGGGACGGCTGGATGTGTGGCGTTGGCGAGGGCGAAGGGGCTGAATGTGCGGGTGGCGGAGCCCAACTCTTCGATTGCGTCGAAGGGTTCGACGTGAGCCGCCGCCCATCCTCGCACGCCAACCGCGGCAAGGTCGCCGAGCAGTCGCTCGACCGCATCGCGTCCACGGTGGTGCGGAGGTGACCTCCATCGCCCTCGCGACGATGGTGCCCACCGCGCTCCCGAACGGGGACATCCAGGTGGGCAACGTCACCCTCCCACCCCACGCGGCGCGCGACATCGCGGCGAGGCTGTGGGAACTCGCCGGCAACGCACCGGCCGACGTGCAGGGGCGCATCCGGTGTCGCCAGCACCTCGACCGTCTGTTCGCCCACGCCGGCCGAGTCCGCTGCTGGCCGACCGGGGCGAAGGAGGCGGGGGTCAACGTGCCCGCGGTCTACAACGGCAGGCGGTGCGTCGTTCGGATCGGAGACGCAATGACTGCGGTGCTGCTCGACCGGGGCAACTACTGGCGGGGGTTCAGCATGATCTGGAACGATGACGCGCTGTTCGGGCCGACGCCGACGGTGGGGGTGGAGCGGTTCTCGGCGGTGGGGCGGCATGTTCTGCAACTTCGCACGGAGGCTTGACCCCGGCGCCGTGACTTGGTAGATTCTCCTCGTTCCCCACATCCTCTCCCGGCGCCGCAAACGTCCGGGCGGAGTCCACGCAAAGCCGACTCCGCCACGCGGACGGCCACCCCGGCACGGGCGATGTTTGCGGCATCGCCCGTGCCCCCGCGGAGCGGTTTGTGGGCATCTCTCAGCAAGCAGCAGGCGCTGCGCTCGAACGCGACCTCGACCGATTCCACCACGGCCTCTCCGGCTGGTACGTCCAGCGCAACCACCCGAAGGACCGGCGCACCAAGGGGCCCCCCGACTACCTCGCGGTCGGGCTCACGGACGGCCATGCGCTCGCCCTCCTCTTCGACGCGAAGTCGACGCGCTCGGCATCGTGGTCTGTCCACCTCCTGAAGCCGCACCAGGCACAGGCGTTCGACGCATTCGAGGCGGCCGGTGGCGTAGCTGGCCTCTACCTCCGCACCGCCGACGGTGATGCATGGATCGCGTGGCCGGACATCCGGTGGAAGTGGCGGCGGTGGTACACCCTCGGCACCGCGGCCACCGTCGTGCGAGCCGATGGCTTCGCGTGCGCTGGGGGCGACTGGGTCGCAGCAGTCAGGGTGGACGCCTCGACCCGCGCCGCACGCGCTGCCGTTCAGGGTGTGGCATGAAGATGAACCTCACCGACCCGTCCATCGTGCCGCTCGCGCCCGGCATGACGCCACTCCGCTGGCAGGTCGAGGCCATGCTCGCGATCCGGCGCGACCTCCGCGAGTTCCCCGAGACGCTGGTGAGCGCGGCCACCGGGTGCCACGCGCGCGGCCAGATGATCATGCGGCACGACGGCCGCCTCGTCGCAGTTGAGGACGTGGTGGTGGGGGACCGCCTGATGGGGCCGGACTCCACGCCCCGCACGGTGCTGTCGCTGGCGCGCGGCCACGACCAGATGGTCCGCATCGTACCCGTCAAGGGCGAGCCGTGGGTTGTCAACATCGACCATGTGCTGTCGCTGGTGGACACCCGCGCCGAAGCTGACGACGGCCTCGTTGACGTGACGGTGCGTGAGTGGTTGGCGTGGCGCCCGAACGCGAAGCACCTGCACAAGCTGGTTCGTCGCGCCGTGGAATACCCGCCCACGCCCGACAAGACGCGCCCCGTCCACGCCTACCACCTCGGAATGCTCATCGGCGACGGCGTGCTCGGTGGCGGGACGATCTCGGTGACGAAGCCCGACCCGGAGATTCGCGCGGCGTGCGAGGAGTTGGCGGCACACTTCGGGCTCTCCGTTCGTGAGTACGCCAGCGGCGCGGGGGTTCCTCAGTGGCGCATCGTTCAACCACGCGCTGCCGGGGTCGCCACGAACAACCGGCTCGTGCGTGCCGTGGCATCACTCGGACTCAGGTGCATCGGCGAACATCGCCGGCTTCCAGATGCGTACCTGTTCGGGCCGCGCCAGGATCGGATGGCCCTGCTCGCCGGGCTCATCGACAGCGATGGCCACCTCACCTGTGGCGGCTACGACTGGATCGCCAAGGGGCGTGGGCTGGCGGAGGATGTCACGCGCCTCGCACGAAGCCTCGGCTTCGCTGCCTACATGACGCCGTCCGAGAAGTGGTCGCAGTTCGGCGGCGGCGTGTACTGGCGCGTCTCCATCAGCGGAGACATGTCGGCGCTTCCGATCCGTATCCAAAGGAAGAAGGCAGAGCCGCGGCGGCAGATCAAGTCGGTGCTTCGCACGGGCTTCCGTGTCGAGATGTTGGAGCGCGACGACTACTACGGCTTCGCGCTCGACGGGGATCGCCGCTACCTGCTCGACGACTTCACGGTCACCCACAACACCGGCAAGGGCACCCTCGCTGCCGCCCTCGTGGTCAAGGCCGCCCGCGCCGGCAAGCGCATCCTGTTTCTCGTCCACATGGACGAACTCATCAACGACGTGATGGAGCGCGCCATCGCGATCGAGCCCGCGCTCTACGCCGGCAAGGTCAAGGCGAAGCTCAACGAGATCGACCGGCACGCCGTGTTCGCCAGCGTCCAGACCATGAAGGGCAAGCGCCTCGATGACCTCGACCGCTTCCCGTTCGACTACGTCATCACAGACGAAGCGCACCACTCCCCGAGCCGCAGCTACAGGGCCGTCTACGCGAGGTGCGAGAAGGTCAACCCGAAGTGGAAGCACATCGGCCTGACCGCGACCCCGTTCCGCAACGCGGGCGGTGGCAAGACCGCAGGCCTCGGCCTCGTGTTCCCGCGCCTCGCCTACGAGTACAGCCTCGCCGACGCCATCGCCGAGGGGGCGCTCTGTCCGCTCCGCGGCATCAAGGTCCGCACCGAGATCGACCTGACCGGCGTGGACCCCGACGACGAAGACGCGCTCGAGAAGTTGATCGACACGCCCGACCGCAACCGCGTCGTCGCCGAAACCTACGTCGCCCACTGCGTCAGTGGCGGCGACCGCTCCGACTTCACGGTGGCCGAAGCGTGGGGCGAGAGCGACGAGCCGACCGAGGTGACGCGCACCCTCATCGTCGGCGGCGTTCGCAAGCAGGCCATCGTGTTCGCCTGCACCATCGCCCACGCCCGCAACCTCGCGACCGAGCTGTGCAAGTGGGGCATCGTCGCCGAGCCGGTCTGGGGCACCGACAAGGAGCGGACCCGGAAGATCGGATCGTTCAAGGCCGGCGCCATCGACGTGCTCTGCAACAACAACCTGCTCAGCGAGGGCTTCGACCACAAGCCCGTCGGCGCCGTGCTCCTCGTGCGCCCCACCCATAGCCGAGGGCTCTACGCCCAGCAGGTCGGCCGCGCCACCCGCAAGGCGCCGGGAAAGGTCGAAGGGCTCGTGATCGACTTCGTGGCGAACAGCGACACCCACGACCTCGCCTCGCTTGCGGACCTGTCGCGACCCGACTCCGACCTCCCGCGCATCGAGCCGGGCGCCGAGGTCCGGCACCGCCGCGATGCCGCGAAGAGCAAGGGCCTGGTCGAGTCCGTCGATGGCTGGGTGAGCAACGACGAGCAAGGCACCGCGATGGTGCTCTGGAAGCAGGGTGCGGCCGACCTCGGCATCGTCGCCGGCGAGCCCGTCGAAGAGGAGGCGCGCAACCTTCTCCTCGTGAAGCCTCCGCTGAAGACCGCGAACGACGATGAGATCGTCATCAACCCCACCGTGATCGGCGTCAACGAGTTCTCGATCTCCCTGTTCGGGGAGCCCACCAAGGGGCAGCGCCTCGGCTGGTACACCTACACCGACAGCAAGAAGCACAAGCACCTCGTCGCCAAGGGGAAGGACCGCGACGAGTCCGCCATGATCCGGCACCGCGACGAGACGACGTGGGAAGCGTGGCGCCGCAACGGTGAGGCCATCCGACTGGCCGCCGTCGGCACGTTCGCCGAGTGCGAAGCCGCCGTCTCGGACATGACCCCCGGCGACTACACCGAGCAGTGGATGCGCGCTGCCGCCAGCGAGAAGCAGGTCGAGACGCTCGCCAAGTTCGGCGTTCGACGCGCCGGGCTGAGCAAGGGCGAGGCGAGCATGATCCTCGAGTTGAAGATCATGTCGCTTCGGATCAGCAAGGGGCAGCACGCACCGCCTCTCCTCGGCGGATGGGCGGAGGCGATGAAGACCTCGACCACGTCGACCACGTCGACCACGTCGACCACCACGGAGCCGGTGACCTCGACCACATCGACCGAACGCACCGAAGGCGGACTGCTCGATCGTTGGCGCGCCCTCATCAATGCGTCCACCCCTGCGCCTGACGCCGCCGCCGACGACACCTACGACCGCCCGACGTTCGTGGCCCCGTGACAGGGTGGATCGACAGGCAGCGCCGCACGGTGGACGAAGTCGCCGTCGGCCTTGGGCGTGGTGGAGATGCCCGCCGCGGCTACCCGTGCCCCGCCTGCGGGGAGGAGAAGCGAGACGACCGCCGGGGTGCAGTGGTCGTTGGACCAGGTGGTGGCTGGCACTGCTACCGCTGCAGCGCCGTCGGCGATGGGCTCGACTACCTCTCCTACGCCCTCACCGGCAAGCGCCTGCGCGATGCCTCGCAGGACGAGCGTGCGCGCGTTCGTGGCTGGTGCGGCGAAGCAGCCCCGCCTCTCCCCGTCCCCGCGCCTGCGCCCGCCCGCTACGCCGACGTGGCGTCGTTCTGGAGCGCGTGCCATCCGTGCCCGAGCGGTGACCCGTTCCTCACCGAGCGCCGCCTGCTCAACGTGCCCCCCAACCTTGCGCGCTTCACTCCCCCTCGAGCCTCAGACCTGTGGCCGGACTGGTGGCCGCAAGGCCGCGCCGACACATGGCGGCTGGTGACCCGTGGATGGTTGTTCGCCCCCGTCGACCGCGACCGCAACCCCGTCGACCAGCCCCAAGCCGCGGAACCCCGAGCGGTCAACCTCCATGGCCGCGCCGTCGTGGAGCCGCCAGAGTTCGGCGGCCGCCGCATCAAGACGCTCTGGGGCAAGAACCTCGACGCCCGCGGCCTCGTGTTCTGGAACCAGCGACCCATCGCCGAGGCCTCGCTCGTGCTCGTCTGCGAAGGGCTGACCGACTGGCTCGCCGCGAGCTGCTGGGCGGCCGCGAACCCGTCGATCGTCGTGCTCGGACTCACCTCCGGCGGCACCGAAGCCTTCGCCCACATCGTCGTGCCCGACACCGCCGACCTCATCCTCGCCACCGACGACGACCCGCAAGGCGACGACTACGCCGCCAAGGTCGCCGCCCACTACCCACGCCGGCGCGTTCACCGTGTCCGACCCTCACGCTTCTCCGCCACCCTCGCCGCCAAGTAGGACCACCCGCCATGCCTCCCTTCGCTCCCCCGCGCACCGACATCTCCGACCTGTACGCCCAAGGCGTTGACCTCGCCGAACTGCTCCTCTCCGCGGAGCTCATCCACGAGCCCGACAACGACCGCGAGGGCCTCGAGCTGATCCGCAGCGACGAGGGCTTCGACGGCGCGGAAGACGGCGAAGGCGGCGTGGTGGTCGACCTGCTCGACACCGACAGCGAACGCTGCACCGACCTCGGCAACGCCCGCATCCTCGTGCGCCTCGCAGGCAACGACGTGCGGTGGTGCGGTGCCATGCCAGGGCAAGGCTGGATGCTCTGGGACGGCCACCGCTGGAAGCCAGACACCAAGCGCAGCGTCTACCAGTTGACCGACATCGTGAGCGGCGAGTGGCGCCGCCGCGCCCCGCCTGAACTCGACGCCGGCCACCTCGTACTCAACAAGGAGGAGAAGGAAGCGAAGGAACTGCGGAAGAAGATGCTCGCATGGGCCAACGCCTGCGAGAGCGCACGAGGCGTGCGGAACATGCTCGAGATGCTCCAAGCGCGCCCGACGATCGCAGTGGACATCGACGCATGGGACAAAGACCCCCTCGTGGTGAACACCCCCGACGCCACCTACAACCTGCGGACGGCGAAGCGGTACACGCCCCGGCGCTCCGACCTCATCACAAGAAGCACCGCCACCTCGGCCACGTTGACCGACTGTCCGATCTGGCGCGCGTTCCTCCTCCGCATCATGGGCGGACCCCGCATCGTGAACCCGACCGACGCCTCCCTCGCCCCCCTGACCGCAGACCTCGACGCAGCCTACGCCGACCCCGAGAACGCTCGCGCGGTCGGCCTCGTGGCCTTCCTCCAGCGCGCCGCCGGCTACGCCCTGACCGGCGATGCCAGCGAGCAGTGCATGTTCATCGCCTACGGCACCGGCGGCAACGGCAAAGGTGTGTTCCTCAACACCCTGAAAGCCATCCTCGGGGGCTACGCACAAGGAGCCCAGGTCGCCACCTTCATGGAGCGCAAGGCCGGCGCCATCCCCAACGACCTCGCCGCCTTCGCCGGCGCACGCTTCATCCTCTGCTCCGAGCCCAACGAGGGCGCCAAGCTGGACGAAGGGCTCATCAAGATGTGTACCGGCGAGGACACCATCACCGCCCGCTTCCTCAACCGCGAGTTCTTCGACTACATCCCGATCTTCAAGCTGTGGATGATGACCAACCACAAGCCGATGATCACCGGCACCGACCCCGGCATCTGGCGCCGCCTCCGCCTCGTCCCCTTCGAGGTCAGCATCCCGAAGGAAGAGCGCGACCGCGAGCTGCCGAAGAAGCTCGTCTCCGAGTACTCCGCCATCCTCAAGTGGTGCATCGACGGCATGAAGGAGTGGCGGCGCATCGGACTCTCCCCCCCCGCGCCGGTCGCCGAAGCCAGCGAGTTCTACAAGCGCGAGATGGACGTGCTCGCCGACTTCATCGAGGACCGCTGCGAAGTCAACTCCCTGCTCTCCGCCGACAACGCGCCCATGTTCGCCAGCTACCAAGAGTGGGCCAAGGACAACGGGCTCCGGCCGAAGTCCCACAAGTGGTTCAGTCAGGAGATGAAGCGCCACGACTTCGAGCAAGACCCCAACCGCGAGCTCGGCAGGCGCTGGAAGGGACTCGGCCTCCGCGTCAAGGCGCGAGCAGGCGGGATGTTCGAGGGGGGGTAGGGCGGCGGTTGCCCACGCGCGCTCCACGCGCGCTCCATGCCGTCGCCCTACGGATTGGCCTCCAGCCATGCGGCCACATCTGGCGAGGGCGTGGCGATTATCTCGACGCCAGCCGCCAGCCAGCCCATGACGTGGCCGGGGTGCCCGTTGGCGACCGACTGCGCGCAGAGGTCCGTGACGGCCTCGAGCACCGACGAACCATCGGCCGTGCCATCCGCCGAAGCCTTCGCGCGAATCAGCCGCACCATCGGCCCCACCTTGTCGGCGTAGCGGTCGCCAGCGAGAGCCCGAAGCGTCCGGCGGCTCTCCAGCATTCGCGTGAGCACGGCCACCGCCCGCTCATCGAGGCCCTCGCTCACGGCTTCGCCTGGTCGTGCTGGCGCAGGTACGCGGCAATCGCACGCCGCACGACCTCGCCCATGGTCGCGCCCTCGGCCTCCACCCTCGCGGTGAGCGCGGCCCACTCGTCGGCGTTGAGCCATGCCCGCGCCTCCTTCGCTCCCGCGGTACGCCCGCGGCCCGTCGTGGTCGGGCGGCCTCTCATCCGAACACCGACAGCCACGTGAGGCCGCGAGCGTTCGCCTCGCACTCTTCCGCGTGATTCCGGCAGATGCGGCGCGCCCACTCTGGGGCAGCGTCCAGCCTCGCCCGCCAGCGCCCGGCCATGCGAGCCTCTCGCGCCCACGCGCTCACGAACAGGCGGCTCGTGCCGGTCATGACGAAGCCCGCGCGCCGCGGGTGCAGGTCATGTCTGCCTGATGGACATGTAGGTGGACATTCGCGGCCAGCGGGCGAACCACGATGACCCACGCCGCGCCGCACCCGCGACAGGTGCGCCGAACCACGAAGGTCGCCGCCGCCCCGAGCGGCACCGCGCGGAGCCGCCGCCCGCAGACGCACGTCACCGGGCCGCTCACGACGCCCGCCGAGCGAACGTCAGCGCCCGCAGGTCGAAGGAGGACGGGGTGTTCACCACGCGGCCGTTGCGCCAGATCATCACCGACAGGGCGGGAGAGCGCCACGCCGCATCGGCCGCCATCTGCGCGAAGGAAAGCGCCTCGGCGAGGTTGCGAGCGGCGCCGCGAGTCGCCGTTCCCTTTGCGCCGTAGACGTTCTCGACCAGGGCGCCGTTGGAGTAGATCGAGAAGGTGTAGGGGGTGGTCATCTTCGTTCCTCCTTGCGGGGTTGGTTTCGCTCCCCACACCACCATACTATGCGCGCACAAATGAGCCCGCAAGGGTACGCGCACAAATAGTTGAAGATTCCTCTCGACGCCGACCCTCCGTCGTGAGCTACTTGTGTATTCTCCTCTTTCTATGCCTAACAGACACTTACAGACACATAGCAGACAGATGTACAGACACTTAGAAGTAGGTACAACGCCGATAAGACAGGACAGACACTTTATTCCTAAGTCTCTTAGGAGGATGAAGGGGGGGGCCGAGGGCAACAAGACCACCTCTCCTATAGGGCGACCCTCGACAACATGTGTCCGTACTGTCTTGTGCAGGTTGGAGGCCGATCGAAGTGTCCGCTCATGTGTCCGGACGTGTCCTGACGTGTCCGCTGGAAGGGCCGTGCTCAACTTTTGAGCAGCGTGGATTGACAGGAAACGAGGAGGATGGCACATTGAACCAGAGGTATCGCATCAATGGCGAATGTTGACGCCACCGTCATGTTTCGGCGAGTCGCGAGAGTCGATGAAGTCATGAGGACGAAGGGGTGGAATCTCGCCATCGTGGATGCGCTCGCCGAGGAGCTCAACGTCGACCGAGCCACCATCTACAGGTGCAGGTCGCGCGCACAACGGTGGACCCGCGACCAGCTACGGCCCGCGAACATCGAAACATGGCGCGTTCAACAGGTGCAGTTCCTCGCCGACACCGCGCTCGAGGCACGGAAGGACAAGGACTACGGCGCCGCAGCCCGGTGCATCGACATCCAGGCGAAGATCATCGGCACGATCGCGCCGACAAAGGTCGATGTAACGTCGACAACTCGGCTCGACGTGTCGCCAGCGGTGGTGGCGCTGGTGTCGGAGCGCCTCGCGCTGGCCTCGTCACCCCGGCTGGAGGCGATCGAGGCTGAAGCGGAGGTTGTCGGGGCCTCGGCCGGCGAATCGGACGGGTAAGGCGACTACTCGGCCGGCTCACAGGGAGCCGTGACCGATCGGAGCCACGCTCGGACCTCGTCGGAGCGGCAGCGCCCGGTCCGCGCGCACTGGGCGTCGAGGAGGGCGAACTCTTCTGCGGTCAAACGCACGTTGAACAGGCGAGATTCGCCTGCGGTGCCGTCTGCGCGGCGATTGTTGAGGGCGAGGCCGGTGGTGTTGCGTGGCATGAGGGACTCCTGGTGGTAGCTGGCGTTAGACGGCGGGTTTGGTGAGTACGATCGCGGGCGGGAAGGGGTTGCTCCTCGGGTCGAGGCGGATGTAGTCGGGCACGTCGTCGGATGGGGGCGGCATGTCGAATAGTGCCCGTCGAACGTAGGCCGCGACGGTCAGGCCGGCCGCACTGGCCAGCGTGAACAGGCGAGCCTCCTCGGCGGTGGTCACCCGGACACGGACCCAGGCGGTGGAGGCGACGGCGGAGCGGAGCTTGGCTGGCATGTGTACCACGGGTGCAGGTTTTGGGCGTGAACGGTGGTACAGTACCACGCTTCAAGCGTACCACGAATGTTCCGTGGAACACTTCAAGCGTGAAACAGTACCACGCTTCGCGCTCACATGGAGCCGTGACGGTAGTGGGGGAGGAGGCGC